ATGTGCGTCAACTTCCGCCCGCCTGACCCAGATATGCTCCTCGCCGTGATGGGCGTCGTCATCGACCTGCATGACAACGGGTTCTGGAAAGCTGAGGCATGGAAGGATTACGCCGCGCCGGTGGTGCGCCGCGGCGCCGACGGTGGCCGCGAAGGCATGCTGGCCACCTACGGCATGGTGCCGCGCAACCGGATACCGCCAAGCGTTCGACCCTTCGACACAATGAACGCGCGCGCCGAGACCGTCGGCCAGCTCCGCTCGTTCTCTGGCGCCTGGAAGAAAACGCAGCTATGCCTGGTGCCTATGACTGCGTTTTATGAGCCCTGCTACGAAAGCGGCAAAGCTGTGCGATGGGGTATCGGGATGGCGGACCAGTCGATGTTCGCGGTGGCCGGCCTGTGGAGGGAGTGGGAAGGTGAGGAAGGCAAAGCCGCGTCGTTCACCCAGCTGACGATGAACGCCGATGACCACCCGCTGATGCGCCGCTTTCACAAGTCGGGCGACGAGAAGCGCGCCCTGGTGATCGTGCCTCAGGCGGAATGGGATGACTGGCTGGAATGCACGGATCCTGAGCGGGCGCGCAGCTTCCTGCGCCCCTACCCCGCCGAGCTGATGACGTCGTGGGAATACCCGGCGCCGCCGCGCTCGAAGAAGGCCGCGCCGGCGCCGGACACATTGGATTTGGGATTGTGACGGAGAAGATGATGGATGCAAAACCACCAAGGGATGGGGATATCGTGCGCCAGCGCGGCTGCCCGACTGGCAGGAAGATGCTGGTCGAGGCCTCAGAGCTGGGAGATCAGCACGACTGGGAAGGCGTCCGCAACGGAGTGTACTGCACTTGGAAGGAGGACGGCGAGGAGCGGTTCGAGGTCTACCGCGCCGGCGACCTAGTGGTGGTCGAGCGCGCCGCCGACTAGTCTAACGCCAGCAGTCAACATTTCGCCGTCGGCGCTTTATACCGCCTAAAATCCGCTCGACGATCTGCGCTGGCAAATTGTAGGTGGCGAAGTACTCGGCCGCATCTTCCGTGCCGAGCATCTCTTGAAATACGATGCCGACTTCAACCTTCTGCGCCGTCAGCCGATCGCTACGGCGGCAGTGGGGTTGTTCAACAATCGCGAGGTGGGATACCGTGGCCATGCAACGATAGTATGCCCGCGTGGCCCTTCGATATTGATATTAATCAACTCTGCCCGGACAACAACCTACGTACCTGCCGGCTCCCAGTGCAATGCGCCGCCGGCACGCACGCCCGCCCACATGAGCCACCGGCGCCAAGCCGGCACACCGGTCACCTCCGATGCCTCACGCAGCACCGCGTCCGCCATCTCGCGGGACACTTCGTGCGAGCTGTAGAGGTAGTCGTGCACGGCCGCCGCCTGGTTCGACGTGTCGCCGGTCAGCAGGAAGATCACCGGCAAGCGCGGCACGCTGGCCAGATCGGTCTGGAACCCCTTGGGAACGACGAAGGTTCGCTTCGCGACGTCGGACTGGTAAATCAGCGCCGCCGTCAGCACCCACTTGCCGTCGTCCGTATTGTCGGCCACTTCCAGCTGCAACTTGGTGAGGAATTGGCTCATGGCGTTTGGCTCCGTGGTGGCATTGCATAAACCGGCGGCGCCGACACCTGGTCGAACATCGGCAGCGGCCCGCACAGGGCGCGCAGGGCTGGCAGAATCTGCGGGTTACGCAACACAGCGCTGTACGGCGTGGCGCAGCCGGCGAACTTCCAGACCTCGATGGCATTGTCCTGGGCGGCGCGCAGCGACACACCGGCGGCGGACTCGTAGCCGTTCATGGCCTGCTGCACGCTGGCGCAGCCGGCCAGACTGGCCATCAGCAGGATGGCGACAGCTTTCACGGCGCCACCGGCCCCGAAGCCTGCAACGCTCCGGCCAGCACGATCTGGCCGACGGTCAGGCCCAACACGATCTGGTCGTGCACGCCCGGTTGCAGCGGCGCCGTCTCCACGATCCTGATCAGCGCCGGCAACGCCGTGTCGTTCAGCGCCTTCAGGCTGGCGATATCGACTGTCGCGCCGGCGGCGCATACCGCGTCGACGATGGGCAATGCCACCGCCAGGTCGTCATGGGCTTCGGTCGACAAGCCGCGCAGCACCGAAAGCGAGGCGACGGTAATCTGGGCGGCCGGGCAGACTTGGGCCAGTACCTGCTGTGGCGATGCCTTCGGCGCGCCGGGCGCCGGGGTCGCGCACCCGGTCAGCGCCATGGCGCCGGCTGCCAGCATGGCGATCACCAGCAGCATGCCGGCGCGGGCGAAGCCGCCCTGCCCGCCCGGCGGCGTGGACGACGCGCCTGGCACCAGGATCGAGCCAGCCAGGCCGCCCGGTGCGAACAGGTCGCGGATGCCATAGCCGAGGAAGCTGCCGATCAGCGTCCACATCGCCTCGGCATTGTGCGCCGGCGGGAAGTAGGAAATGAAAACGCCTGCTGCGATAGCAAGCAACGAAAAAATCTGAACTGCCCATTGACGATTCATGGTGATGCCCCTTTACGGTTTGTCGAACTGCTGGAGGTTTCGCGACCGCATGGTCGCGATGATCTTGTCGGCGTAGGCCGGATCGGTGGCGTACCCCGCCGCGTGCACCACGCGCGCCCAGGCTTCGCCGCCAACGGCCTTGAAGCAGGCCGCGTACCGCTTGTTCGTGGAGAAGAACTTCGCGCGGTCGTCGAAGCACGCCTGCCAGTCCGGATACAGGCGCCAGCGGGCCGGCACCAGCATGCTCTTGCCGTTGATTACCTCGGTGCTGGCCATCTCCCAGAAAGGGCCATGCCAGCCAGCATCCGCCTTGATGTTGAAAAGATTTCGCGCGTTGGCGGCCGTCTTCGACGAGCCCCAGCCCGATTCCAGCGCGGCCTGAGCGATCGTGAACGAAGCTGGGATGCCGGTCAGCGCCATCGATGCGCGCGCGGCCGGCGCGATGGCGGCGATAAAGTCGGCCGGCTTCATGAGTGCGCCTTGTCGGCCTTGCCGTCGAGCTTGTCCTCGATGCGCTCCAGTTTCCCGAAGACCGCATCAATCGAACGGCTCACCTGGGACATCGCGGCGCCCAGGTCGTTTTTTGTGCTGAAGTTCTCGGCAGCATGCAGCTTGTATTCGGCCAAGCGCTGCTCCTGCATGGCATGGCGCTCCTGGCCTGCGCGCTCCAGTGTCGCCACGTCGGCGACTAGCTTGCGCAGCATCCACCACAGCACGAGGGCGAACGGCGTGACGAGCAGGCCGACGACCAACTCGATAATCAGGCGGACCAGCTCGAAGGAATCTTTGTCCATCAGGCCTCCTGCGCGTGGTGGATCACCTCAGCACCGGAGAACTGGTAGCCCTCCACCATGTACTTCTGCGCCAGCCAGATCGGCTCGGGCAGCATGTGCACGCCCTCGTCCTTGCCGGTGTGGTACTGCTTGCCCAGCAGCCGGCCATTGACGGTCATGTCGTCTACGAACAGATACGGGTCAACCGGTACCATGCGGCCGGATGCATCCGGCGCGGCGCCGGCGAAGAAGGCCTCCCAGTCGAAGGTCTGCGCATGCGGCCCCCACAGCCCGAACTTGCAGTCATTCGAGAAGCGCGGCCAGTCGACACCCTCGGCGAAGCAGCGCTCGATCGGATAGTGGTGGGCCTCCAGTGGGCCCAGGTCGGCCGCGGTGAGGCTGGACAGCCAGCACTTGCCGCCCTCGCGCTCGATCAGCGCCAGGCGCGTGCGCGTGAAGAGCGCCGATGCCGCGCCGCGCGGATCATGGCCTGGGATGTTGTACTCGACGGCCAGTGTCTCGCGCTGCTCGTGATCTTGCGTTACAGCTATCATGGATTTTTCTCCAGACGTAAAAAAACCCGCCGGAGCGGGTTCGATGGGGATGAGTATGAGGATGGTTAAAATCAGGTCGGCCAGGTCATGGCGGGCATCAGCGTGAGCAGTTCGGACACTGTCGGAGCAGCACGCGTACCAGCTTGGACCTCAGCCAGGATGGAATACGCCGCCGCCCACACGCAGTCGCGCCAGGCGACGCATGCCAGCGCCTCGTCCTTGAATGTGGCATTGGTGCTGGTGGCGTAGGTGCATGCCGAGATGATGCCGTAGTAGCGCCGCGTCTTGGCCTCGTCATCCAGCATCGCCTGGATGGCAGCAGTGCACTGCTCAATCGTGATCGACGGGACAGGAGGTGCGCCGATCAGTTCGATTCCATTCCGCGCGGCATTGGCGCGGAAAAGGGTCCAGTTGGCGCGCTGTTCCGAAGTAACCTCGATGAAGCATTCAGCATGCTCGGGCGCCAGATCCTGGCTATAGCTGCCAGTAAGTGCGCCATCTGGCGCGTAGGTTACATATTCCATTATGCGACTTTCCAAAGCTGAAGCGATGAATAAACCTCAGTTCCCAGGGACGTTGCAGATCCAAGGCCGACTGATGAAACTGCTGATTGGGTATAGTGATTGAGCTTAATATCCTTCGTCGCAGAAATGGTAAATTTTCCCTCGACTCTGTTCCAGATCACAAAACTGCTTGAGCTGCCGGCATTGTTGTTGTCGCCAATCATGATGTCGGATGAGTCGGTATCATTCCGCAGAGTAAGGCGCGTAACACCCGTTTGGTTCGTCGGAGCCTTCGCGACGAATTCATATGTCCCAGCCGGCAGGGTAACCTTGTTGGCTGAGAGCGATGCGCCAGGGATGGTATTGGCGCCAACCACAGTATTCAGCGTTCGGACTTGGGTCGTTGTTGCCCCCGAAGACCCACCTGCTGTCCCGCTTGATTGCTCTTCGCGTACGTGCAGATATGGGAACTGTCCGGCGGAAGCACATGACCAATGCGTCGGGTCTGCCGATGGATCGGTAGACCCGGTCACTCCAACATAGCAGCGATAGGTACGGCCGTCGGCTGGGCTATATCGAACGTTTCCTGCAACATAGGTGCCAGCTGCCCAAGCAGGAGCGTTCACAGCAGCGATTGCAGCCGCTGACTGCGCGCTTGCGATCACGGAGTTGTTATAGGCATCGACCGCATTGTTGTAGGTTACGCTGCCAAGTGCGTTGAGCTGACTGCGAAAATTAGGCTGCGCGGCAACCCAATTATCCCCATCGGTCGGAAAGGTTGCGGGACTGGAAGTGGACGGCGGCGTAGGCAGAGCGTCAACTGGGGTAGGAGCTGTCTGGGACATTTAAACTTCCTCTAATTCTAAAGAGATGATGGCGAAATCTGGGTACTGCAAATTGATCGTGAAGCGACGGTAGAAGCCCAGGATCAGCAATGCCTCGAAATATTCTTGGGTATCGTCGTCCAGGCCTGCCCAGACCGCTGTCGAACCATTCAATGAATCGCGCAAGCTGCGCGCCTGATTGACGAATTTCTTGTCCAGCCAAATACTTGAGATGGTCTTGGGGACGTTTCGACTTGGAATAAGAGTGGCGGTCCCGTCAGTGGTACGGTCGACCGTAGAGAAATTCAACGCGTCCGATTCTGCGGAATATTGCACATCGCCTATATCCACTTGCATGCCCATTACGCAAGCGCCACAGGCGACATTTCCAGTCAAGTTCGTCAGAGTGATAGTTATTACCCCATTGGAATATGGCGGAATATCAAACACCACGAGGCTGTTTTGCGTTTTGAATGGAGCGAAGTAGTAGTCGTACCAGTTGGCCACATATCGCAAATTCAGATTGACGGTCTTGGAGTATTGCGTCACCCCAGCAACTGTCACCGTGATCGTGGCCGAGGTTGCCGAAAGACCAAGAAGCGCCAAGGAGTCGATTCGCACCCCAGGCGTGATTGTGGCTGTGAGCGTGCCGGCCGGGACCGTCGTCGCCGTGTTTCGCAACGTGTCAAACATCGCCCATGGATTCGTCGGGCCGATCGCTTTCCACTTCGCGCCATCGGACAGCACGTTGCCGACATTACCCCCGATCAGTGATTCATAGACCAGGTGTGCGACGTTGTCGATGACACGATCAGCAAGAGCATAGGTGGTGCCGCCGGCATAGACCTGATAAGTCGTTCCAATGCTCACCCACCAAGTAGGAGAGCTGGCCGGTGCGTGACCGGTATTGGAGCCCTGGAGCGACTTGTAGATCGTGATCAATCCGGCGGCACCAGCCACGCCAGCGGTTGCGTTCAGCGCATAGGTGGTGCCGCCGGCATATAGGGCCGGCGCCGTCTCCACTGCGCTCGTGCTTGTCAGCATGGCGTCGGTAATCGCCAGCGGCGGGATAACTTTCATGCTCATGTGGATGTCTTCAGAGAATTGCCGTCACGAGTGACGCGAGTCCAGATGTCGGCGGTTTTGCGGACGTGCTTCGTGTTTTCCACAGTGGCAGCGAGCACCTGGTGCAGCACGGCGGTGTTTTCCTTCACGGCCGCATCGCTAGAGCCGCCCCCCATCATTTCGCGCGTCTGGCTGGCGGTATAGATACGGGCTGGCTGGCTGAAGTGGGCCAACTCCGGCCCCTGCTCCCCAACCACCGACCAACCAGAAGCGATCCCGCCGCCAGCATGTGCGGGGAGACTCGCCAGGAAACTTTTCCATATGCCGGGAGCTGCTGCTGCGCTAGCGTCGGAAGATGCTGCCTCGGCGCTATTGCGTGCGATGACCGCCGCAAAGTCCCGCGCATACCCGATTCCACTTCCGTTGACAGCTTTGGACGCAGCCAGCAGCGCTGTTTCGGCAGCCTGCAAATGCGATGCATCTGCCGTGGAAAATTGCTGCTGGGCGGCGGCATATTGCTGCTTCGGAGACAGTGCGGACGAACTACCAATCAGCAGCGTATCGTTCAAGGCGCGAAACGCTGCGGCGGCATTCGTCGCGGCAGTCATGCTGCTGGCAAGCGCATCGCCGAAGGATTGCGTGGCGGCTTTCGCATTGGCGATCGCGCCCGCCGCTTCCTGAGCTGCCCACAATTCCTGCGTGGCGCCCTGTAGTGCTGGGCTCAGCAGCGCCAAAGCTGCAGCATGCTGCTTCTGCAAGACGGCGGCCGCTCCGGCTTTGTCGCCGGTTGCGTCGTAGATTTGCGCCTGAACGGCCAACAGCGAGTTCGATTCCGTCAGCGCATCCTTCTTGGCCTGCTCGGCTGCCTGGGCGTCCCAAGTCGCCTGCGTTGCCGCAGCCAGTGCCGGCGTCAGACCGACCAACGCCGCGTTGTGCTGCTGTTCAAGCACGGCAGCCGCTGCCGCTTTATCACCGGTGGCGGCGTACAGGCCGGCCAGCTGAGTCAGGATCGCGTTGTGCTCGGACGTGGCGTCGGCCATGGCCTTCTGCGCCGCCTGGGCGGCCCAGGTAGCTTGCGTGGCGGCTGATACCGCTGGCGTCAGGCCGACGAGGGCGGCTTGATGCTGTTGTTCCAGCACTGCGGCGGCACCAACCTTGTCACCAGTGGCTGCATATAGATCCGCCAGCTGCGTTAGGACTGCATTGTGCTCAGTGGTAGCATCGGCGATTGCCTTCTGCGTTGCCTGCGCTGTCCATGTAGCCTCGGTTGCGGCAGCAAGCGCCGGCGTCAGGCCGACCAGCGCAGCCTGGTGCTGAGCAAGCAGGACGGCAGCTTGGCCGGCCTTGTCGCCGGTGGCCGCGTACATCTGCCCCTGCTGGTCGAGGATCGCTGCAGCTTCAGTCAGCGAGTCCTTCGCGGCCTGCGCCGCCTGCACCTGGTCATACAGCGCCAAGTTGTGTCCATCGATCGCCGCACGCGCCTTCGCCGCCAGCTGGGCCTGGGTCATGGTCAAGGAATCCAACTGGGATTGCAGGTCCTTGCGCTCGTCGGCAATCTCCTGCTCCGACTTGGTCAGATCGACCGTCGCGGCATGGGTCTTCGCGAAGGCGTCGGCCAAGGCGAGCAGCGCGGTGTACTGCTGCGCACCGGCCTCGGTAGCCAGGGCGCCAGAATTGGCCAGGCCCAGCACGACATCCTTGAACTGATCGCGGGTCGTGATACTTTGCAGGCCCATGGCCGCCAGCTGGTCGGTGACGTACTTTTGCACCGGCGCCAGCTGCTCAGCCTTCGACAGGAAATTCTGCGAGAACGAGTTCGTCTGGCTGTTCAGTTGGTCGATGCCGCCTGCCAGCTCGATCAGATGCTCACGCGCGCCGATACTGGCCATGCCGGTGGCGCCGAACGTGGTGCCTGTCGCGGCCAGGATGGAGTCGAGCTTGGCGTAGTCACCGGCGATGCGCATGACGGTCTCGGCGTAGCCCTCGCCCACCTTGCGGAACTGATCCATCTGAGGGAATGCGGTGGACGCGATCTCGTCCATCGATTTCGAGATGACGGAGTTCAGCGCGTCGGTCAGCGCGGTACCGGTCAAGCCCTTAAGCGAGACCTTGGTGCTTTCCAGAGTCAGGTTGTCCAGCACCTTGGTCACGTCGGCAGCCGAACCGCCCAGCGCCACCGAGGCGGCCTGCAGCGACTTGTCCAGGTTCGTGAAGATCAGGCCGAACTGTTTCGACAGCTCGTCGTTCAGCCCCTGGGTCTGCACGGAGTTGCTGGTCGACTTCGACAGGCCGAACCAACTGGACGTGGTCGTGTCCACGCTGGCGTACTGGCCGAATCCTTGCCCTTGTTGCAGACCGCGAACGCTGCCGCCATATTGGAGACCAGAGTCGACAATGCTGGTCGATGTCTTGCCCCACAGCGAGGCCACCTTCCCCAGAATGCCGCCAATGATAGGGATCGAGCCTGCGATGCCTTGAATTGTGCCGGCTATTCCACCCAAGCCGCTCGTCCCAGTGGCAATACCCATGTTGGTGCCGTCGGTCAGGCCTGGCGTGCGCACCACCAGATTGGTCAGGCCAACCATCGATGCCTCGATCGCTTGCAGCGACGTCAGCATGCCCTGGTTGATCGGCACCAGCAGGTCGGAGTTGGCCTGCAGTTGTTCGATCGAGTGGCGCACCGAGTCCGACTTCGCCGAGCTGTCGCCGAAAACCGAGCCGGTGCCCTGCGATTTCTGGACCTCGGCGGCCGACTGCCCGCCGCCACCTCCCCCGCCGCCGCTGAGTGCGACGCCCAGGCCGGTCACAATGGCTGCCATGGCTGCCATGCGCACGAATGCCGTGTACGGGTCGCCCTCTCCCTGCGTCAATACAGCGTTCACGCCCTTGACGAGGCTCAGCGCCACTTCCGCTCCTTGCAGCATCACGGTAGCAGCGTGCATCGCCTGGTAGCCGCGCGAACCCTCGGCAAAGAAGCCCTGTGCTGCGGACGTCATACCGGCGTAGCCCTGAATCTGCGACTGAGCTCCGGCCAGTTGGGCACGGTTGATAGCCTCGATCTTCTCGGGATTGTCATCGGCCAGTTTCTTGGCAGCGGCCAGATCCTTCTGAGCGCGCAGCTGCCCTTCCATGCCCTTGGCGTACGCCTGGAACATGCCGCCCAGCGCCTTGCCGCCGGCGCCGAAGGCGGAAGTCAGGCTGTCGGCGATGCTTTGCCCGGCGCGCTGCCAGTCCTTGATCGCCTGGTCGGCCATCTTGTCCTTGAACTGGTTCGCCTGCTGTTGATCCATGCCGGAGGCGATCCGCGCGCGCGCGGCGCGCACGTCTTCCAGATACTTGAGGATGACGGGCGCTTGCGCCAGTTCGGCATCGGTGGCGCCAAACAGCACCTGCTCGGCCATGAACTGCTGCTGGGCCGCGATGGCGGCGTCCAGGCGGGCGATGTTCTCGCGCTCGACAGCGCCCTTCGAGGTCTCGTGCGCGGCGTTCGACTCTTCCAACTTCTTGGCCTCCTGATCCAGGCTGGCCAGGTACTTGTTCATGGCGTCGTCGGAAGCGGTTGCGATCGCATCCTTGCGCAGGAACTCTTTAGCATCCAGGAGGTTGATTTCGTCCTGAGCCTTCGCCTCGGCGGTAGCGCGCTTGGCGCTGATATCACTGATCTGTTTCGCGTTCTTGGCCGCCTCTGCCTCGGTCGCGCTGTGGTACTTGGCGACTTCCGCGATCTGCTTCGTGTAGGCGTCGACCTGGTCCTTGGACTCCGCGGCCAAATAGGATTTCTTGTTCGCGTAGTATTCCTCGTCACCCATCTTTCCGGCGGCATGAAACATGTCGTCCATCTTGGACATGGTGTCGTACATCTGCTTTTCAGCCGCGACCAGATCCTGGATGCGGGCGAGACGGTCCGCCAGTTCGGTGCTTTCGGCCTGGTTGACCTTTGCCTTCGGCTCGCGGCCTTCGGTGTCGCGGAACGTGGGGGTGCCTACGTAGACGGACTTGGCCAGCGCCGCCTGGGCGGCCTGCTGCACTTCGACGGACTTGCCGGCGTTGGCGATCAGCAGAGCGGTCGCCTTGGCGGCGTAGTCCTGGTCCACCTTCAAGCGTGCGTCTGCCTCAGCCTTGTGCTTGGCGGTCATCGCAGTTTCGCGCTCGGCAGCCGCCTTGGAGAATCGGTCATACTGGCTCGACAGTTCAGCCTGGTGCGTGACATAGGCGACGGTTTCCTCAGCCAGTGCCGCGTCGCGCTCGGATTTGATGCGTCGGATACGATCGTTCCGGCCGGACACATCGAACACGGCGCCCTGAGTCTTCGGGTCTTGGATCTGGGCTTCGTATTTCGCGCTGATGTCGTCGGCGGCGGACTTGTGGTCTGCCCATGCCCATGCCTGCTGGAGCACGGTGCTAGCATTGCTGACCTTGTTCGCCAGGTAGACAAACACTTCCGCGAGGCCGTGCCCCCAGTCTTTCAACTGGTTGTTCTTCGACAGCTCTGTGACCTCGTGATTTGCATCCTTCAAGCTGTCGGTCAGCGCCATCACCCCGATTGTCAGCACCTCGTTGAAGGTCTCACCGATGACCGTCTTCAGGTCCTCGGTATAGCGCTGCATCGACTTCAGCTGCTTGCCGGCGGTGTCCATCGCGGCCTCGTAGGTGCCGGCGATATCGGTGCCGCGCTCGAGCACGGCGTTCAGGCGCGCCTGCACCCGCTCGTTCTCGGTCAGCTCCTTCGAGCTTTTGCCCAGCGATGCGGCCATCTGCTCGTAGGTCGACTGCAGGTTCACGTTGATGCCGATGTTGCGCAGGATCAGCACGTTGCCGCGCGCAACACCGTTCACCAGGCGGTCGAATGCCTCGGACGAATTGATATTGCCGATTACCGCGGCGTCCTGCGCAATGCGGGCCAGGCCGGTTGCATTGGTCAGGTCGATGTGCGCCTGCACCAACTTGATGGCCGACTGACGCGATTCGATCATGGTGATACCCTGGCGCGCAATGGCGTCGGTGGCCGTATCCATCTGCGTCTTGGTGTAGCCGGCATTCTTGCCGACGACGGTCGACACGACGCCCAGCGTCTCGTAGCGCGCGGCCAACAGCGCAGCATCCTTGATGTACTCGCCCAGCTTCAGCGCGCCATAGCCGGCGGACAGCAGTTTTATCGCGTCGGTCAGGACGTTGGTCTGCTTGGCTGCAGCAGCCTTGGCATCGGCCAGCGCCTTGACCTGGTCCTCGTAGGCCTTCAGCTTCGCCACGGACGCCTCAGCCTCGCGAGAGACGCCCAACTGCGCGGCCTGATAGGCGGCCAGCTGCGAGCGGCTCATCCCAACGGTGGCAGCCTGCTCGCGCAGCTTCTCGATGAAGAGTTGGGAGCCGATCGTCATCTGCGACGTCGAATTTCCCAGCACGGCATTTGCGCTGGCCGTGGCCTTGGCCTGCTCCGCCTGGGCGCGCATGATCTTGGCCGTATCGTTCATCTGGCCATTCATCGACGCCGCGCGCTGATCCACGCGCACAGCCGCCTCCGCCACGGCATCCATTGCCTTCGCACCATCCGTCAGAGGGCGCGAATCCAGCTGAATACCGAGGGAGGCGAAGTCTGTCATGTCGTGGCTTTCTTACTTTGGTGTTCCAGGTACATCGAATCTAGCGACCAGATCACATCGAGCTCGTACGGATTTAGTTCGATGTGGCTCAGCGATTGCCAGGTCAGGATTTCGGTGGAAAGTGGGGAGACGCCCATACCGTTGTTCTGGCGCATGCGCGATATCTGGCGGAACCAGTCCCACAGGTGCCCGATCTCGTGCGGGAAGGGCGCCGGTAACAGATCTGGCGGCGTCTCCCCTGTTGCGCGCTCGTGAGCCTCTAGGTGCTCACGCAACGTGCAGCCGTCACTCTGGACGGCGCCGAGACTTAGTTGCTGCTCGGCGAAGGCTCGGAGCTGGTCGGCGAGACCGGCAAAAAATTGTTGTCCTCCATCAGAGCAGCGTTGATCTTCGCCAGCCAGGTCGGCTTGACAGTCAGGATCTTGGGCATCGCCGATTTGTCGAATGGACGAGGTGCACCATCCTTGTCCCAGCCGAACCAGTCGACAACGACCGCGGCGGCGCGGGCCACGTCCTGGTCGTCAACGATACCGACCACCTTGGCGGCGCCAGCATCGGTCTTCAGGTCGATCGCTTTCGTGCGATTGGCAGCGGCCTTCTGGTTGACGATGCGCACAGCCTTGTCGGCTTCGCGGTATTCGGGGCTGTTGCGGCCGACGATGATGAAGCCCGATTCCGGGTTGCCGTCGGCGTCGACGATGACCGGCACCTTGAAGGTGACCTTGTCGGCTTCAGGGCTCAGCAGAGCATCCAGATCGTGGGAGGCGGCTTTGGTGTTATTCAGGTTTTCCATGGTGTTGCCTTTCGCGAGGTAGTAAGTGCCCGTGCCGGCCGCCGCGCCCGCGAAAGGCGACAGCGACCGGTCGGTGCTGGGGTGGCTTGCGCCAAAGTGGAGCCCGGCGCTCGGCCGGGCATGGATCAGGCCAGGGAATCCTGGATAGAAATGATGGTCTGGTCGTTAGCCAGCGCAGCGCCGCCGGCGGCGTTCAGCTGAGCGGTGAACGGGTAGGTACGGATCACGGCCTTTTCGCCATCGTCCGGGGCGTCGCCGGTCAACTTGATCGCGGACATGTTGAAGGCCACGAAGTCGGAGTTGTTGGTCGTGTCGGCCGTCATGACGGGGATCAGCGACGTCAGCGTTTCACCGTGGTACAGCGTCGAGAGGGTTGCGCTATCGAACAACGCCGTGAATTGGCCCGTGACCTTGATCCGGCCGCGCGACATATCGGGGCTGAAGTTAGAGCCTACGACCGGCCCTTCCGCCGTCAGCGCACCATCGATCGAAAAGCTGACGCCGGTGCAATTGCCGATGGCGACGCCGCCCTGCACCAGCACACCGCGCACGCCGGTCAGCACAGGAGTGGTGGTTGCCGCAGTTGGCGTGGTCAGCACCTGGGCAGAACCCAACGTGCGAACGCCCAGGCCCATCGAGGCCAGCTTCAGCGTGCAGTTGCCGGATGCCGGAATGCCGACGTCAGCCTTGCCGATGCGGATATCCGGGAACAGTTCCGAGCGGGCGATGTCGGCATACCATTCTTCGACAGTGAAGATGACGTCCGTGTGGCCGGTCAGCGGCGCGATCGCCTTCTTGCCGATCACCGTGACCGTCGACGCGGCCACAGGTCCCTCGGCGATCAGCGTAGTGCCGTTCAGGGTCACGCCCGTCAGCACCAGGGCGGTGACGCCCGTCAGCAGGATGTTGTTATCTCGGTTCACCGGGTTGGCGTAGGTGCCGGCCGTGATGCGAACGACGTCGCCGATCTTCACGCCATCGGTCAGGAAGCTGCCAGTGGCACGGGTCAACGTGTATGGTCCGGCGCCGGCTACGGTTAGCGACAGCGCGGTGCTCGCCGCCGTGGCGGTGAAGGCCTTGCGGATCAGTGCGGCCAGAACCGAGGAATAGGTGCCGGGCGACAGCAGGCCGTCGAATTGCCAGTCGGTGCTTGCCGTGCCCAAATTTACACCGGTCGACTGCTGGTGGCCCACGATCTCGTTATTCTCGTAGGTGGCGCGCGCCTCTTTCGCCACCGAAGTGACGCGGCGCAGCTCTTGGCCGCCGGTGCCAGCGGCTGGCACGCCCAGACCAGTCTGGACTTTGACAACTGTTTTCTTGTTAATACCTTGTGCGACGGTCATGGCGATAGCCTTTCAAAATGAAAAAGGCCCGCACATGGCGAGCCGAAATGAAAAACCGCCTTTCGGCGGCTCGGTGATGCTGTATTAGGTGAAGATGTCGGCGTGCCAGCGGCACCGGATAATTTGCTTCCAGCGCCCTGTTTCGACGTCGCCCATTCCGATCCCGGGCGTCAAGTCGATTTGAACGGTGATGCCGCCGTCGGCGAACGTCGCGCCGCGCTTGAACAGGTTGCGAATCAGGCCGGCGCGAGTAGCGCATGCCAGGGTGCCGACCAGCGGCGGGTACTGCAGGTTGATCTGGAAAACGCCCCGCTCTTGGTAGTAGCCCGATCCTATTGTCGAATTGTCGGGCAGGCCAACCAGTAGGTAGGGCTCGCAGTACGGCTGGTCCGGGACTGGGTCGTAGGACTCGTTCTCGTGCACGATGTCGATCGCCGGCGTGATGCTGGCCAGCGCTGCTTCCAGTGCATTGCGGATGTGGATGATTGGGTCGTCAGTCATAGTCCGTAGCTCTGGTAGCCCTGCGTGAAGTCTTCGGCGCTGGTTGCTCTGACATCGTCGACAGCCTTGTCGATAATCTTCTGCCACTCCAAGACGGTCAGCGCCACGATGCCGATTGGGGCCTGCCGGCGTGACCATCCGTTTTCAATTCGTTTCGCATAAGGGAGGTTGTTTACCAGATAAATTACCTGGCCTGCCTGCACGGAGGTATAGACAGCAGCGTGTGAATCGATGGTCTGGGTGCCGCCTTCAGACTGGTCGATCCCGCTCAAGGTGCCTGATGGGGGCGCACCGATCGACATCTGCCAGTTCGCACGAAACCGGCCGCCGACATACCCCTTGGGCGGAGGGCTGATCCAGTACTTCGCGTCACCTACGGGAGACTTCTGGACCAGCCTGGTATCGATCCCCATCAGCGCATACCGAAGTACCCTGTTTGTATCGTCCTTGGTCTTGTTCACCCATGCCGCAATCTGCAGCGAGAACGACATCGTCATCAGACCCGCCCCACCAGCGACCACATTACGACCACACCACCCGGCGCCACCTTGTCGACGTTCTTCAGCGTGTACAGCGCGCCGCCGGCCAGCACCTGGTCCTCATTCTTCGGAATCGGCAGCGCGACGCCGGTGCTATCCAGTGCGGATACGAGGATCTTGCGGTCGCCCGACTTGATCAGCGTGCCGTTGATGACGCCGACGCCCAGGTCGCGCGCGGTGACGCCCTCCTCGATGCCCCAAGCCTGCTTCACGATGGGCGTGCCGGGGATGGCCGCGCCGCCGGCGTAGGTGCCCGGCTGCTTGAAGGTCAGCGTCAGCAGCTGGCCCTTGCGGCGGAATGTCGCGTCGGCGTTCTTGGCCTTGGTGGCGTAGTCGCTCATTTCGTGTCACACCACTGGGCTTTCGTCATGCGTTTGGTCATGCCGTTCTCGAACAGCATGTTGGTTCCGTAGTCGTGACAAACCAGATCGGCGCCCAGCATCCCGTAGTTACGTCGTTTAAAGTCGCAGAGGAAAGCCGGCATCTTGTCCGGGTATTGCGCGTCACCTGCTTGGCGCGTGCGCTCCATCACCAGGATGGCTCCGTTCGGGCTGATCCATCGGCAAGGTGCGAACCAGCGCGCCAGCGGCGTATCCTTGACGCGCTGCCAGGTTTCCCACTCGATCACGTTCTGGAAGTAGCCGTGGCGGTCCTCTACCTTGATAACGCAGTCCGGCAAGATCTCACTGGACCAGACGGCGCGCGACATCCCCTGGTAGATCAGCTCGTCGCACAGGAGGTTGAACGCCTCGCGGTGCATACTCGGATTAACGCTCATCCGCGCACCAACTTCCCCGACGTGCCGGAGCCAGCCAGATACGCCTTCAGCATGTTGTCGACGGCCGTATAGCGCGGCTTCTCTGGCGCGCCGTCGGCGTAGATCGTGGTCAGCGGTCCGACTGTGTCCTGCTTGATGGTCCGCTCCAGGTTCGGCGCAAGCGGGCCGCTGATGGCTTGCAGCGCCAGTACCGCACAGGCGTTTGCAACCTCGACCGGAACGACATTCCACGGAACGTAGGCGGCGATGGCGCCAAAGCCTACGTCCGGCAGCTGCACGTTGTAGCGCGGCCAGTCCAGCGCCTGCACAATGCCTGTGCGCTGCCCCTTCCAGTTGTCGCGGTATCGGCCGACCATATACTCGGTTGCCTGGCGCAACAGCTGCTCGCGCACGATGTCGGAGGCCAGCGCCGCCCACGCGCTGTTGCCGCGGTTGGCATGGTAGGTCGTCGCGTCGGCGACCGAGATGTAGCTCTCGGCGTTCGCCAGGCCGACGCCAGTTTCAACGATCAGGGTCATCTAGATGCCTTATGCGCAATATGCGACCATCGCCGAGGCCAGCATCGCATCACATGCAACGGTGGGGTGAAGGCCGTCAGCGTAGAAGGCTGTATTGGCAGGCGTGGCCAAGGGCGAGAACTGCAGCGGATCGAGGATTGCATCACAGCCCATGCCGGCTGGCCCGGCTGCTGTGATCATCGAACGCAAGATTGGCAACTGCGTGTTGATGGAGTTTGTGGTGCTCGTGGTTGCCAGCTCGTTTATCAGCACTACGCGCCAGCCGGCAGCCTTCAGTGGCGTCAGGCTGGCCTGTATCGCTGCGAACATCTGCGCCGGGGTGGAGCCGGCTGAGCCGTCGTTCACACTGGCCAAATAGAAGACGGTATTCTTGACGTTCGGGTTGAACATCGAGACGATAGTCGGGATCTGGTTCGCCAGAATCTGGGCGTTGGTATAGCTGCCGTTCCCCATGCCGATCACGCGCGCGACCTTGCCGAGACGAGATGCGAGCTGGAGCGCAAGCGAGTCGAAGCGCTTGTTCGTCGGCTGAGCGGACGAAGTGCGGCTGTCGCCGCAGAGCACGATCTGGTCGAGCGCCTGCGGGCGGATATCGAAGCGAGCATACGACGCCTGGCGCAGGCGGGCCTGTTGCGTGGTAGTCAGCGCAACGTTGGCCACGGCGAAAGCCACCATACGGTGTGAGCCGACCAGATCGCTGGCCGACGGGTCGTAGGTGAACAGCCAGCCGCTGGTATAGACCGCGGTGTCGTTGGTGGTCGTCGCGACGCCCACGCTCTCGTTGATCGACAGGTAAGTATTCGCAGTCGCTGAGACGGTGACGACTACGGATGGCTGCGAGTCAACGAACTGATCCGGAGAATGGTTGCATTTTGCAAACCCGCGCCAGACGTTGAACTTTCCGTTGACGCCAGCTATCGCGCTGCAGAAGCGGCGGTCTGCGGTCGTGGCATTCGTGTTGTCGCCCAGGGCATACAGAGCGGGCAAGCCGTTGCTGGCCGAGGAGACACCGCGACCGATGGTGAGCGTGCTATAAGCGTTGCCAACAACGCCGTAGCCCGAGCTCAGCGCGCCGGTGGTGATGACGCCGACCGGCGCCTTCAGCGTGCGTGGTGCGCCAGCGTATGGGCCATTCGTCGCCAGGCAGTAGCGGCCAAGGGCGTCGTCGAAGGTCACATACGGTGCTGGGTACGAGGCAGACTTGACGTAGTGGTTGCCGGAGCCAGACTGGTCGTAGAGCTTGGTGCAGGTGACGTCGGTTCCGGCGTCCGCCTGCGCAATCGCGCTCTGCAAGGCGATCACATCAATCTCACCCGATGCCAGGATATTGATCGTGAAGGTCGTCGGCGTCGTCGCGATGGTCACGCTGATGTCGACCGCCGCGCCGGTGTAGCCAGCCTTCATGGCGACGAAGCCGCCTGCGAAGATCGTATTGGTAGTGCCAACGATGTCGGTGAAGCAGCCGCCAGGGACCGGCAGCTCGCCCCAAGCCGCCGACGTGGCGTCCGGTGCCGCGACCGGCTGCCAGATCTTGCCGAGCGCCTGCCAGATGGAATTGAGCGTGAAGCCACGCGAGGCGTTGTCCGTCACGTCAGGTGGGCGCGCCAGCGTGCGCTGAGCCAGCGCATAATTCTTACCGCCTGCCGTGATGCCGGAGACGTTGCCGTTTGAGTCGTATTGCAGCTGCGCGGCTACCAGCACGGCATCGCCTACCACGGCGGTCACGCTGCCAACGGTGCAATTCAACTGAAACTGCTGCGCGCCGGCGAATGGTCCGATCTGCGGCAACGCACCGGTGCCGACCGCCCACGACTTTACCGAGTTCGTGCCGCCCAGCACTTGGTCCAGCTGATAGGCGACGCCGACCGCGCCCGCCGAACCGGTCAAAGTTAGCGCCTTACCCTCGCTCAAGTTGATGGTCTGCGGCGAGTCGCCTGCTTTGATCGTGGTGGTCGTGGTCATGGGTTCTCTCGGCGTAGGGGCGTAAAAAGCCCGCACACGGCGGGCTGGTAGGTGAGGCTGAGCTTTGCTTACGCGGTCAGCAGCGCTTGCAGGTCGGCTTTGTTGGCGGCGGCCGGGAACGCGATGCCCTTCTCGGTCAGCGCGGCTTGCAGCTGCTCCTTGGTCATGGCAGCGATTTCGGCAGGAATAGCAGGTGCAGTGGCGGCAGCGGCAGCAGCGGCCAGACGTTGTGCCTCGGCTTCGTTGGCAGCAGCCTGCTCGGCCAGACGGTCACGTTCAGCGTCCAGTTCACGGGCGCGGGCTTGCAGCTGATCACGGGCGGCCAGCAGTTCGGTCATGGACGGAACGATCTCGCCGGAGGTGACGGCGCCGGCCAGCGCGGCGCGCGCTTCGCCGTCGAACGGCTCGTGCTTGGCGCTGTCGAAGTCGGACAGGTTGATGGTGATGAAGCCCAGCTCGTTGTCGGCGCTCGCTTCGGCGGAAATGCGGATGGTTTGGATTTGCATGGTGATCTCGCAGGGATGCGGAGAGCCGAGGCCCTCCACATGTTGGCGGGACTGATCGGCCGATTAGCCGCGCAGCGAGGCGATGTGGTTCGACTTGATGGCTTGGTAGCCCCAGGCCAGACGCACGTGGTACACCAGCTGCATAAACTGGCGATACACAGCGACATCGAACGAGATGCCCGAAATCGGATCGGTCACGGTGATCACGTCGTCGGCCATATCCATTGGCTTGCCGTCCGGACCAATCGGCATCGCTGGCGAGCGAGTGATCAGCTGGATGGCCGATTTCGAGAACGCCATGTTGTTGGTGCCGGTGTTGGCCACGGTCATGGCGGTTGCCGACGCGGGGATGGCTTGCAACAGGCCAGGCGCTGCCAGCGTGATCACGCCAGGTGCCGCGACGCCGGTGGCGACCGCATATTGATTGGTGTCACCCGCGAAGGTCACGTAGTCACCAGCCAGCGCGGTGCCGGTACCGGTGATCAGGGTGATCGCGGTGGCGCCGACTGCATAGCCTGCGGTGTTCGTGGTGTACGACGCGCCGGTGCCTTTGGTCACGGCGGTGACGCCGGCCGAGTTGTGCACGTCGAAGCCTTCCAGGCGGCCGATGATGCCTTGGCGCAGCAGCTGGTCGGAGCCGGCCTCGTTCACCTTGAACAGGACGCTTTGCTTACCGCGCAGGTTGGCGATGGCAGAAGTACCCAGCACCAGCTGCAGGTCGGTTTGTGGGGCGCCATTGTCGTCCAGGATCTTGCGAACCTGGGCGATGTCGGACAGGTCACCGGAAGTGCCGAACGGTGCAGTGCCGGCGGTGCCGTAGCCACGGGAGGCGCCTTGGTAGGCGGTGGTGTACAGATCGATCTCGATCTGGTTGATCAGCGTGCGGAATGCCTGCTGGAACTGGCCAGCCAGGACGGCGCCGTAGGTACCAGCATTCAACATGCCGCGCTGCTCTTCGCCATTCCAGCGGATCGGAGCGTGCTTCGACTTACTGATGGTCATCGCCACGTTGGTGATGATCTGGTCGCCGGTGTTCGGCGCGGTCACAGCGGCGGTATTATCCGCCAGCGTGGTCGCAGGGGTGATCGGCACCAGAATGGTCTGGTTCAACGCGGCGCGCTCGGCGCTGGAGTTGCGCGACACGGCCGGGATAAAGCCCACCATCTCGCGGGATACGACGTCCAGCGCTTCGTAGATCGTTGGGATCAGGCCGGTCAGCGTGTTGGCGCCCAACATAACGCCGGTGCTGGCCGAATAGTTCCATAGGTAGCGATACGCCAGCTCAGCGACGACGCGGGCACCGATCTCCAGTTTTGCAGGAACGGCAGTGACGACGTCGATTGCCTTATGGGCCGTGGTGGTGGCCGCCAAGGCGACCGAGGACAGCGCCATCGCGCACACAGCAGCGATGGACAGCAGAATGGACTTCTTCATGGGATTGCCTTTCGGGTGAGTTGGTGATTTGGTTTTGCAGAACAGAAAGGCCATCCAGCCCAAAGCACCCTCTCGACATCCATCGATCAGGCAAAGAAAAGCCCGCGCAAGGCGGGCCGGGTATTCGTGTTGCAGTGTTACGTGTTGCTTAGTCGGTGACGACGGTGCCGGCCTTGATGGCAGCGGCCTGGCCAGCTGGGTCCATGGCAAAGAATGCGGTGCGGCCCATTTCCTTCTTGCCGCCGGCGCCACCACCACCGCCAGATGCGCCACCGCCGGATGCGCCGGAACTCGCCAGGATCTGGTCCTTGAATGGGCAAGCGGCGACCAGTTGTGTCAGTCCTTCATCGAAGTCGGCGATCTCACCTGGGCGAGTTGGCGAAAAAATCTTGCTGCCATTCGCGTCGTAAGGTACGACCTTGCCGTCCTCGACCTTGAAATTATTGCCAAAATAAGCCTTCGCCATTTCAGGCGGAATATGGAGTTGGCTAGGGTGCTTCGCGTCCTTGTTGAACAGCTTCGAGCTGGCGAATCCGCCGCCGATCATGTGATTGTTCAGTTCGGCCGTACGTTTATCCAGCGTGCTGGTCAGCTCTTGCAGCTGCTGCGCGCTGGCCTTGGCCTGGGCGGCCACTTGCTCCTGCGCGGTCTTGGCTGCCGCATCCTGGATTTCCTTGACCTGGGCAGCTGTCTTCAAGTCGCCGACGCTCAGGCTCTTTACGGTGTTCAGTGCGGCCAGTGCTGCCACGCCGTCTTCAATGCCATCGAAGGTCTTCAGCTTCGCCTCCGCCGCCTCGGCGCGCTCGCGATGCCCTTTGGCCTCGCCGTTCAACTTGCTGATGTTGGCGACGGTGGTGTCGGCGTCGAATGGAGCCTCGGTACCGTTTGCATGGATGAAGATGGGCATCTTCTTCTCGGCATCCACCGCAATGGTGCCGTCGGCGTTGAATTTGAATGGCATGGTCTGACTTTCCGGGCATCCGCCCTATCGAATGGCCTTCCGGCCGTGCACCGCGTCGCGTCCGCTAGCGGCATAAAAAAACCGCCTCGAGGGCGGTCTGGTGAATCTGTGGGCGTAAAAAAACCCGCCGGAGCGGGTTATTTGATGCTGGCCTGGAATCCAGGCGGCGGTTGCCCGTCACTTAGCACGAAGTGCGCCGGCTGCTCGCCGTGTGCGGCCAGGTTCAGCTTGCGTACCGGCGCGCCGCCGGGCAGCTTCACGGACATGCCGCCGAAGCCGTTTTCGCGCAGCTTGCCGAGGGCAGCATGCAGCCCGTCGACGTCAAGGTCGACCATCGGCGCGGTCAGCAGGGATTTCGGATCGAAGGTCATCCGGCGATTCTACATCAGTTCGAGTGCAGCTCCTTGAGTTCCGACAGCTTCATCGGGCGGCCATCCATGTTCACCAGGTCGCGGGGCGTCAGCTTGCCAGCGCGGAAGAGCTCTGCCCTCCCCTTGCCCAGCGTCTCGTCCTGATAGGCAGGGCCCATCATCTTCAGGAAGTCGCCGAACGTCGTCTTGGCGCTGATCTGGCCTCGCGCCGAAGCACGGCTACCCGGATCAGGTTCATCCATGTCGATGCCCATCTGGCGCAGCGTCTTCATGATCGCGATCTCGATCGATCGGCAATTCCAGTGCCGCGGCACGCCGCCATTCCACGGCAGGTCGTTGCCGTTGATCGGCTGATAGTCCCAATCCCAGCATGCGCCGCTGTAGGCGATGCAGACGTCGCTGGTGTGGCTGTCCAGAGTCGACACCTGCATGATGCCGTTGGTGATGTCCTTGTTCAGCTCCAGCGTGGCCCGGCGCGCGGCGGCGGAAACAGTCGCCATGCTCGTCTGCACGATGGCGGCGGCGTTCTTGCGCGCCAGCGGCATCACACCTGGGACGCCTGGCACAATCTCCGGCGCCGGGGCCGGGCCCTTGGCGGTCGGCACGGCCGGCTTGACCGTCACCTCCTGGCCGACGATGCGCTTGATGATCTGCGCGTTCGTCTCGCCCTGGGCGGCGCCGATACGGATCTCGTTCGCGACCTTGAACTGCGTGTCCAGCTGCTGGCGCAACCACCATTGCTTCGACGGCGCGCCCTGGATCAGCACGTCGCTGGCCAGCTTACGCAGGTAGCCCTCGCTAGGAATGCCGATACCCAGCCGCACCTCGGCGCCCGCCGGCCCAGCCGCGCGTTCGATCACGCTGGCCAGCGCCTTCTTCACGCCCAGCGATTCGACCTCGGCGATGCCATACAGGTCGACCTGTAACTGGGCGCGGCCATAGTAGTCAGCGATCAGCGCGTTGGACTCGCGCAGCACGGTAGCCTTGGCGGCCTTGCCCATCTCGGACAGCTCACCGGCGTTGGCCAGCGCTCCGACCAGGTCTTTCTGCATCAAGATCAGCAGGGCCAGCACCTTGGCCTTGATCTCGGCCTCGACGCGCAGCATCTTGATGCCGTTGCCGAGCAGCGCTTCAAGCAGCCACTCTTCGAGGGCGCTCATTATTCAGTCGCTGGGGCTGGCGCCGGAGTTGGCGACGGTGCCGGCGCTGGAGTGGCAGCGCCAGGCATCGATACATCGAACTCAGGGCCTTCCAGCTCGATCTGGCCCTGAATATCTTCCCAATTCAGATCTGGGTTCAGGATTCCATACCGCTGCAATTCCTCGAACGCTGTCTTCCGGTCTAGCATGCGATTGTTCACGATCTGCTGCAAGGCGATCATGAACGGTCCGGCCGTGGCTAGCAACGAGTCGGAGGCGAAGTCGTCAAAGATGTCCAGGTCGCCCTTGTACTCCATATTCTTGAACTTGTACGAAATGTCCATCGCGTTGTCGAGCGTGTCCTCCAAGGTCTGCACCATGCGCGACAACTGACACTTCGAATCGCCGTCCTCGATGTTGCTCTGGGTAGCCGTGGCCGCGACCAGGCTCGGCTTCAGCAGCTCGGCGCCCATCGACGACATTTCGGACTTCAGATCCTCCAGCGACAGTCGGCCGGCCTCGATAGCGGCACCAGTGTGCTCGACATACTTCGCCTCAGCCCCGGTTGGCAGGCGCAGGAACGACTTCGCGCCTATCTCGACCTTGTCGTCGTCCTGCATGCCGCTGATCGCCAGGAGCGGTACGCGCGCAGTGTGCAGGATGCTGTCCTGATCGCTCGACGACTGCCAGTGCTTGATGTTCAGGTCGGCCAGGTTCAGCAGCGGCGGCTCGGCAGTCATGAACCCGGTCCGCTTCGTGTAGAAGGTAACCATCGGCACGAAGTCGAGCGACGTGACACCCTCGTCGTGCAGCAGCCAGGTATCCTTCTGCGTGCCAGTGCCCTTGCGGTACGTCGCCCAGCGGCCAGGCTCCAGCACGCGGATTTGCTGGACGCTGGTCGAGCCGAACTCACCCTCGGCAGGGGGCTCTTCGATGCATTCCATGAAGCGCACCTGGCCGATGACCTGCGCACCGCCCGGCCCCTTCATCGGAATCGCATCGATGATCTGACCAGGCTTGATGTGCACCCAATACGGCCGCACGCCAGCGGCATCCTCGGCCGCCTTGGTCGGGTATAGCAGGTTGCCGTTCTCGTCCACAGTCCGCGGTACTTCCACCAGGATATGCGTCATGCCCTTGGCCAGGCCCTCGGTGAACACGCTGTGCGCGAACACCGTGACGTTGTTGCCGCACTGGTCGATGTCTTCGAGCCACTCTTCAGCGACCGGATCCAGATCGGTGAAGGTGATCGCCTCGGCAAACGGCTTGGCGGCCATGTTCTCCAGCGTGCGACCCAACGCGTTGTACAGCGTCGAGGTCTTGACGCGGTAGTCGTAGCTCTCCTGGTCCTCGGCCGGGAACTTCGGCAGGTAGGTCTCCTTGGCCGCGCGCATCGCCTTCGTACCGCCGCACAGGGCGTCGATCTTGGCCCAATCCGGCTGCATGGCGGCGATCGCTGCTGAGACTTCGTTGACCTTGGCCATGGTTTCCTTGCTTTAAATTCTGAGCGCGCCCGAGGATGCGGTGCGTTTGACGATTGGCCAGCGCTTCGTGATGAAGTAGCCGCCTGCATCGTTTGCGTGGTCGAAGCCACCCTTCTTGTCGGGTTTTCCCTTATCGTCGTAAATCTGACGCTCAAGGCAAGTCGTGTATTTCTGGCACTTGTCGGTGTTGACCAAGAACCGGCGCTCGCCGTAGGTGTTGCACAGCATCGCGTTCATGCTGTTGATTCGGTCGGTCACGCCAGGGTTGGTGCTGTCCACCACCACGGTGAAGCCGGCGGCGCGCAGCAGCGACAGGTCGGACTCGCTGGCGCCGCTGGTCTTGCGGTTCTGGCCGGAGGCATCTGGATAGACCGTGATGTGGTGCCCGACGAAGCGCGCCTTGATCTTCACGATCATGGCCGGGGTGTCGAACACCTCGACCAGCTCATCTACTGCGCGCGGCAGCCCGTCGCGGATCACGTGGACCACGGCAGCCATGTGCGAAACGTTGAAGTCCATGCCGATGTGCAGTGCGTCGGCCGGCTGCCCGTTGCGCGCCGGCTGCACGGTGTCGTTCGTGTGGTTCAGCCTGCGGTCGAAGCAGTAGTAGATGACGCCCTGGTAGTTCTCGAAGCTCGCCAGATACTCCTGGCGGAACGTGCGCGGATCCATCTTCCGGCGCGCAGCCTCGATCTCTTCCGCCGGCACGTTGCCGCCGTCCACCGAGGTGTACAGCCAGCTCTTGTGGTCCGGCTCGCGCCCCTGACCGTCCAGGTAGCTGTCGTAACAGTGGTTGAAGCCCTTCGGCGTGCCGATGCGCAGCGCGTGGCCGCCGACCCGCTGCTCACCGTCTATGGTGAACTTGCAGGTGGACAGCATCGGGCGCAGCACTTCTTCCCAGGCCGCATACGGGCAATCCGCCCATTCATCGACCAGCGCGAAGAACAGGCCGGAGCCACGCAGGTTGTCGTAAGCGTCCAGGCCGACGATGCGGACGACGTGGCCGGCCTTGGTGGTGATCGAGCACTCGGTCTCGTTCGGCTTGCTCGCGCGCCAGCTGGCCGGGATCGCCTGCTTGAGGCGGCGCCAGAACACGCGCTTGGCCTGCTTGAACGTCGGCGCGCAATACCAGATCTCGTCTTCAACGCTGACGCCCCACTTCGCAGCCAAGCGAACAGCACGGCGAATCTCAGCCTTACCCAGGAACGTTTTACCGAAGCGACGGCCGCAAACCGCGTCGCGGAAGCGCGCCTTTTTCTGCCAGCCCCAGCAGTAGATGTTCGCCTGCTTCGGCGTCAGCGCGATCGGCGGATCAGAGTACGGGCTGATCTGGGACATCTTCGTCTGGCTTCAGCACATATTCGGGCTCAGCAGGAATGCCACCCTCTTGCGTGCCGACCGGCGCTTTTGGCGCATCGAGGCGGCGATTCACGTAGACGTCGCCTACTTCTTCGGCTAGTTGCTTGATGATCTGGACGGCTAGCGGAATATTTCCCTTGTCCTCAGCCTTACCTGCCATGCGATCAAGCGCACGAAGACGACCGGCTCGACTGGCAAGGCCGATGTCAGCGGTATCCTCTCGGAAGCGCTTTCGGGTGTCCTCAAACAAGGTGCGCCACTTGATATTCAGGGAGCGGCCGACATACTTCGTCGGATCGTATGCTTCGACCTGTTGACGGGAGACAACGAGTTTGAATTGGACTTTGACCTGATCCGCCACCTGGGTTGGCTTATCGAAGCACGCCAAGGCCTGCACGATGAAGGCTTTCACCTCGTCTTTGAGTGCGGCCATAGGTTATTTATCCGTCAAAGGGCTGTCAAAGTCACGCCACCTTCAGCAGACACGTCCCGCAAGCCCTCGCAATGTTGAGTTTCGCTACCTCCGGCGCCTTGCTGGCGGCATCGATCAGGCGCTGCACGTCTTCGCCCGGACCGTAGCGGCGGACCACGCCGATAAACTCCTCGCAATCGTGTCCGCGCATGCACAGGGCCGGCTGTCCGTACTTGTTGAATTTTGGGCTGCCGAACTCGTCAAGCTCTTGTGCGATGTGGTATAGCTCGTGGTCCACCAGTGCGCAGAACTCGACGTCGCTGCATCCGAGGCAGTGGCGAGCGTCCAGGGTGATCAGGAACTGCGGCACCATACCAAACCAGTCAGCCATCTGCTGTTGCTGGCGACCCTTCTGCCAGGCGTCACAGCGGAACAGTACTTCCTCACAGTAGCCAAGGACCGTGCGGCCCTTGCGCTGGAAGCCCTCCGGCGCCCAGAGGAACTGAATGTCGGCGTACTCCAGGTGCTCGTGGTCGGGATTGTGCAGCTGGCCGCCCTCGGTGAGGATCTCGGCCCGGGCCCAGCGCAGTACTTCAGGCGCGGGAGCGAAGCGGCAGTTTGTCGGGTCGGCGAACATCTCCGGCGGCATCGGCCTGGTCTGGTCGGGCGCGGCGGGCTTCTTCGCTGCCATCAGCTGGCGAACAGCGCGAAGCGGTATGGGCCAAGCGCTACAACGAAGCCGCGCCGCCATTCCGTCCTGCGTGCATAGAACGACCATGCGCTGATCGGATGACCTTGGGCGTCTGTTCCCTTGAATACCTTAAAGTGGACGAATTCCATGCGTCTACGCGGGGTCGACCTGAAGCGAAACCGGTGGCATCGAATCGCCGCACACCCACAGCGCGACAGAGCCGCCGGCGTTGAGCATAGCCAATTCCTCGGCGGTCGGCTTCCAGTAGCTCACCACGGCCGGCATGCCCTCGCACTCGGTGCGGGTGATCGGGAGAGCGCTGCAAGGCACCTCGGCCTGGTTCCAGCCGGCTGGCGCGCCGAGCACGGCGTTGTTGGTATGATGCTGGTGCTTGTTCATAGAAATCCTTGTTGTCGCCGCCCGTTCCGACACAGCACCGCAGTGTTCTGCGTAGGAGGCTATCGGACATTGCACGTCAGCGAACTGCACCAGATATTCGATGCCGCCTCTGGAGTGCGCTGGCGGCTGCACGTGTCTATCTGGCGTTGCCGGAGCCAGGCCCTTGAATCTTGCGTTGCGCGATGTCGCGCTGCATGCTGAGGATCTCGTAGCAGAACATCAGCCAGCGGTCGGCAGCTTCGGTGCTCATGCTGCCGGCGGCCGGTATGGCCAGGATGCGTTCGGCGAGGCGGGAGCGGCTGGCACCGGTGTGGGGCGGTCGACGCTCCACAGGATCATCATTGCGGCGAGCAGGCTCATGGCGAATCGTCGCCGAAGCCGCGCACGTCGCTACATACTTCCATGAAGAAGCTGACGAGGTAGGCGATGGAACCGATGCCGACCAGCGTCCACAGCATGCCGTACGCCCAGCCTGGCGCGCCGATATGCTCAATCAGCAACCAGTACAAGACGGCCGCGCCGACAGGTGAGCGCATCGGCAGCGACGAGCTCTTGATCACGACCTTCTTCTTCATGTCCACCTCGAATAAAAAAGCCACCGGCGACTGGCGTGCGGCGGCGAACGACCAGCGCGAGCTGGGCGGGAGACACTGATGCAAGTGGCAGGGTTCGAACCTGCGAGATCCCGGCTTTTACCCGGGCGCCTTGCCATAGTCGGGCGACTCCGTTGATAGGGCATCGCTTGTTCCGGCTCTCAGCCACATTCGCAAACTGGCGGAAGATGAAGGATTCGAACCTTCGCCGCCCGTAGGCGGTACGGCTTAGCAAGCCGCTGCTTTCGGCCTCTCAGCCAATCTTCCGGTGAAACTGGTGCTGCTTGCCGCCCTGCGGGCTCATCCTCTGCCGTGGCTTCGGGATTAACGCAGGTTCAGCAGAACCACGGATAGTCCAGCCACCCGGAATACGGGAACGCCTGGGCTGTATTACCGCCCGCATGTGGCAGGACTATCCGTGGCCACTGGTTGCGCCAGTGAAGCGTGGGTACCGGGTACAGCGTCCGGTGCCGGTTTGGCGCGCAGATTGGAGGTCTGCGCCCGGCTGGGTGCTCTATCTAAAATGTTTGGGGCGAGGCTACTTCATGGCGCACCTCCGTTGCTGGGCGGCGCGGTGTGATCACGCGGCCGGCCAGTTCTATTCAGCTGGAATTACGCGGCGATGCGCGCCACGTGACTTGCCGAGCACGCGATCGAGACCGAGTTCAGGGCGGATGCATCAGGGCCTAGCCAGCTGACGTAGCCGTTACACGAGACCGAAACATCCTTGGTGTCGTCGTCGGCCAGCAGGTCGATGGCGGCGCCGGCATTAGCCAGCACGGCGGCCTGATCCTTCTCGTGCACCAGCTGGGATGCGACCACCTCGGCGAACTTGGCCGCGACGGCTGCTTTCGCGGAAGCCTTGTCGGCGCCGCGCACATTGAACGAATAGCTCATTTTGAATCCTTTCAGGTACCGCGCTGGCCGGGCGGCTTACGGTTCGTCGGCGCGGTCCGGTTGGCGGTTCTGCGGGATCAGATCCCAACCCAGCTGGCGGCGTACCTCGGCGGGCGTGGGCGGCGGCTCGGCGGAGCGCGTGCGCGCGTCCATGAAGTCGCGGACCAGCTGCTTGCTCGGGTGCGTCGTTTGCGTCATGGCTGCCTCGCGGTGTGGCGCCGAAATGAAAGAAGCCACCTCAAGGGCGGCTTCAGGGTGCTCCAGCGCTATCTGCGAAGTGAGCGGCATACTGTGTATATGCGAGCGGAGACACATCGGTCGGTCAGCTCGCGAATCCCTGCTAGCGGTGGGGCCGTGAGGCCCACATTACGACACGCAGGAAGTATGTAGTACCCCATCATATCAACGTGCATCAACGCTTGGCAATGTAAAAATCTACAACTTTAGAAAATATTTATGCGGCTTCGAGCGGCTGGCGCAGGCGCGCCATGAAGGCGGCGACAGTCTCGCCCTCGTCCCGCTCTAGCTCGGCGACGGTGACGCCGTTGCGTTGCAGCTCCAGCACGCCATCGGACCAGAGTCCGCAGCGGAACTTCGGCGGCACAGCCACGGCAGACACGGACGGTTCGTCATCCGCTCCTGCCATCAGCGCGGCAGGCGGCGCGGCAGAGTCCTTGAACTTCGGCACCGGCGGCGCGCTCGACACGTGCGGAGTCGCGCCCGGCAGGCCCAGCGATCCACCGAAGGCCGGCTGCCGCTTCACTTCACTACCAGGGCCTGGCGTCCAGTTCTTGCCGTCCTTGTTGATGTCGCCGCGCTTGATGGCCGCGCCCAGCCATGCTGACGGATACTGCCCGGCACGCAGGCCCATGGCAACGCGCAGATCGGCATCCGATACGCTGCCGTGCAGGCGGATGCATGCGACGCCAGCCTCGGCGCGGTTGATGCCGGCCAATGAGGCGGTGCTTTCGGCGGGTTCTGTTGGCTTGTTCAGCGCTGCTGGCGCGGGCTTGGCGGCAGCCGGGGACGGTTGCACCTCGATCTGCTCAGCTTTCGCCACCGGCGCAGCGACTGCGACGGCCAGTGTTGCCTGTGCGCCTTCAATGCGCGCTGCCAGCAACTTCCCCTCCTTGGACTTCACGAACTCAGCGCTCAGCCCGTAGACCTGCGCTGGCTGGCCGTTGGGCGCGGTACCGGCGGTGCGGACCAGGTCGCCGACATCGACAAGCGACTTCAGCGCATCACTGGCGGCCTTCAGGTCGACGTCGAACTTGTCGGCCAGCTGGACAGCGCGCACCGGTTGCTTGGTGGCGACGAACTCCAGAATTAGTTGATCGTTCACGACGACTCCTTGGGCGCCACGGCGGCGCGGTGATCATTGGCCGGGCGGCGCGCCGGCGGCGTTACTCGATTCTTCGCAGTCGGGCGGCGGCGCGCGCGTTGTGCGCCTGAAGCAGGCCGTCCAGTTCGCTGACCATATCCAGCACCCTGTCACGCTCGAAACCTTGACCGCCGACCTCTTCCTGCTTGCTGCCCTTGCACGTGGTACAGAACCGGCGCTCGGCCGTGACGCCAGTTCCGTTGCAGGCTTTGCACTTGCCGTCGAGCCAGTGCGCCAGCGACCTCTCAGCCACGCGCCGGTAGAGCGCTGTCGCAGCGGCAACATCCCACTCGGCGCGAATCTTGACCCACTTGCGCTCCTCGCCCTTCTGGGTCACCAGCGCGGACCAGACGCGCACCAGGTGTGCCAGGTTCTGCGTGCCGGACTCGAACACCTTACTGATCGAGCCGTCCGCGTACTTCACGCGCGACAGCAGCGCCCCAATGCCGGCGCCTACGTTGTCGGCCACGGCCGCCGCGAACAAAGGCTCGGTGGCGTGGTGCATCTCGTCATCCTGCAGCGTGCTGGCATTCAGGGAGAAAACGTAGCGGTCGGCAAAGCCCATATGGTTGCTCCGGGGAAGAATGCCAAAGGTTAACACAGGCAAATCAAAAAGGAATTGGTGAAACGTACAACTATCGCCATTTCTTATTCACCTTTGGCGGCCTGGGTTTCTTTCGCACCGGCCTCGCTTTCTCGGCCTCCAGCTGCACGCTTTGCGCAGGGTCGCGGTAGGCTGCTGTCGGCAGCGCGCGGCTGGGTTCGGGGTCGCGGCGCGCCGGCGCCAGCAGCACAGCCAGTAGCTCGTCTCGACTCAGCGGCGCGTTCATGAACCCTCCAGTTCTGCCTGGGCCTTGGCCTGCGCGCGGCTGAACATTCCGATCTCCAGCTTCGGCAGCGCCAGTATGTAGTGCCGGAACGCGATGCGAATGGCGGAGTACTCGCTGGTGGACAGGTCTAGCAGATCAGTCGGCCGCGCCAGAGCCTTCGAGTGGGCCGCCCATGCCTTGGCGCCAGCGTCATACAGGGGCTTGTTGCTCATCTGCGACCAGAGACCGCATGCGGTCAACAGGTGCAGGCTAAGCGTGTTCGCCATACTGCCGGTCGCTACTCCGCGCTTCGCCGCGTCCAGCGAGGTCAGTACCGCCATGCGGACCATGAACACATCGCTCTCGTCCAGTCGCTGCTTGACGGCGATCAGGTCGAAAATGTCGCCGATGCCGGTGTAATTATTCGCCATCGCCACCCTCCTCGTTTTCCATGTTGATTCCCAGCGCGACCCGCGCCTCCTTGATCTGGAGCGGCTTTAGCGACTTGTCGCCGCGTGCGAAGCGGTCCATGATCTTGCGCGCCCAGCCTCTGCCATCTATCTTGCTGTTGGCAGTCTTGAAGATGCCGAGCGCGCCCAGCTTCGCCAGCTCGGCCGCCGCTGCTTCCTTCGATGTCTCCGACTTGCCCGGCGCGGCCAGCTGCGGCCTCGGTGCCGGGATCAGCTCCCACGTTCCGCGCGCCAGCTGCGCCTTCAGGGCCGCCGCCCAGCGGTCCCGCATGAACTGGCCCGGCTGGCTGCGCAGTTCGGCGCGCAGGCTCGATGCCGCCCAGTAGATGGCCGGGTGCGACCACGCGCCATGCTCGCCCTTGCCGCGCGCCTCCAGGCCGGCCAGCGCCTCGTGATAGGCGGCCACGGGGTCGACCGGCGGATTGCAGGCGTCGGCCAGCTGCGGTACCGACGGCGGCCACTCGCGGTACTGGCGCCGGCATTCGCGCAGGCCTACGTCCAGCTGCGCCGGGCGGATGCCCTCCTCCGCGAAGACGCGCGCGCACTCGTCTTTCCAGTTCTGGATGGACTGCTCGCTAGGAAAATAGGTGCGCCACTTGCCGGGGTACATGCCGTCGAGGCGGTTGAACAGGTGGTCCAGTACAGACAGCCCTTCCAGCTTCGTGCGTGGCGCCGTCCATTCGTTGGCGCCGTCAACGAGGTGTGACATCGACCATCCTGTCGTCAAAATCATCCCAATCACGAGGTAGCGCATTCAAGTTGATGTGCGCCACCGGGTCGAACTTGACGGGCCGGCGGCCGGCCGGCGCCTGTCTGGCCTCAGCCTGCTCGCGCGCCACCCAGTCCGCGCGGAAGCCGCGCCAGCCTCGCTCACAGCACATGGCCAGCACCGCCTGCAACGTCATGCCGGCCTTCTCCGCCTCGCGCACGAAGCCCTTCAGCGCGGTCGGCGTTACCTCCGCCTTCTGCCTCAGGCGCATGGCCTTGAAGTCCTTGACCACCTCGGGGTCGACCTCGGCGAAGTACTCGGCCAGCGGGTCGGTGGGTGCCTTCGGCTTGCGCGGCGCGCGCGGCTTCGGCGCCGGCGTGGCCAGCGCGCTGGCGCGCCAGGCGTCCAACTCGTCCAGCAGCAGCAGGATCGCCGCCGGCGCCGTCGCGGCGATGTAGTCGCAATCTTCCTTGGGGTGATCGCCCGGGCAGCCACCCTTGAACAACTCCAACTTCTGCACCTGGCCCGGCACCTTGATGTAGACACGGTGCTCGTCGTAGGCCTTCTTCTCGTAGGCGACTCGCTCGCCCTGGGTAGCCGCCAGCGCGAGTTTGCGCATCGCGGCGGTGTTGATCGGCAGGTCGGACATATCAGACATGCATGGCTCCTTGAGTAGTGGTGCGCGCGGCCGGCGCGCCACTTTCGGCGGCCATGGCATACAGCGAGCGGTAGGTCAAAATGTCTCGGATGGTCGAGGCGCCGACGCCATAGACGCGCGCCAGCGATTCGTAGCCAGCGCCGCGCACGCCGGGCTGGTGAGCCGCGCGGATCTCGCGCACCTGGTCGTCAGTAAGGGAGCGGCGGCGCGTCACGATGCATTCTCCTGGTCGAGCGCCACCAGGTCGAACAGCGTCGGGATGCTGATTTCGCGCTCGGCGGCTTGGCAGTAGTGCACCTGGTCGGCGAAGTAGCTGGTGCTGAGCTCGGATCCGCCGCCATCGCGCCGCAGCTTCACGGCGCGCACCGGCACCGTGCCGAGGCCGCTGAACGGGTCATAGACCTTCTCGCCCGGGTTCGTGTAGCGCAGGATCAGGCGGTCGACGACATCGACTTGGAAAGGGCAAACGTGCTTCTCGACCGCGCGCGCCGACTGCTCGCCGTTCAGGGTTCGCATGCGGACGATGTCGTGCCAGACCATCGGATCGCTGCTGCCGGGCGCCAGGCTCATGTAGGTGGCCGGCAGCGACTTACTGGCCAGCATGTGCTCGCCGACGCCGACGTGCAGCTCGTAGTCGTAGACGTTGGTCAGCGACAGCTCGGTGAACATCTTGGCCAGCTTGGCCGGGCCGTAGCTGGCCAGCTCGGCCGCGCCCAGCAGACGGTTTCCGCTCGAGCGCCAGAATGCATGCGCATCTACCTGCCAGCGAGCGACGGTGTACCCCGTGCCGGGGATTGGTGGCAGGGTCCGGTCGAAGTCCACTGGCGTGCCATCATCGGCCTGACACAGCGGCTTGGCCTTTGTGACAGGCACATCGGCATAGCCGCGCGAACGGTCGGTCTGCGGCTTGTGGAACAACAGGATGTACTCCGGCATGCCGACGCCCATCTTCGTGCCGTCCTTACAGACCTCGGAATAGCCCAGGCGGTAGGTCTGGTTGTTCTCGCGCACCACATCGGTCACGACCGTGATCATGCCCATGTAGTCGAAGCCGTGCTGCTGGCCGTGGAATATCGCCTCGGCGTGGAATGGGCTGACCGTCGGGATACCGGCGCCGGTCACATTGCCGAACAGGATCCGGTCCTTCACGTGGCAGGCGTAGATGCGGCCGGGCTGGAGGATGCGCAGCAACTGCGGTGTCAGGAAATCCATCTGGCGCCAGAACTGCGCGTTGTCCTGCGTGTGCCCGAAGTCGTTGTAGCTGGGGCTGTATTCATATTGATTTCCGAATGGAATCGACGTCAGGATCATGCCGACGGAGTTATCCGACTGCTCCAACGCCTCCAGCACGCAGTCGTTGTTCGCGACGGTGAAGTGCTCGCCGACGGCAACCTGGCGTTTCACGCCGATAGTGCGCGCCAGCGTGTCCTGCATCGACAGCTTGTCCAGCCCGTAGGTGCGGATGATCTCGCCCATCATGGCCTGGGCATCATCGTGCAGGCGCCACTTCTCCATCAGGCTGGCCAGCACAGCCCGCTCCACCTCGGTATGCAGGATGTGAACGCGGCAGGTGCCGTCTTGGCCGAAGCGGAAGATGCGGTGTATCGCCTGAATGAAGTCCGCGAATTTGAAGCCGATGCCCGTGAATATCATCAGCTGGCACTGCTGCAGGTTCGGGCCGGCGCCGTACATCACCGGCTTCGACAAGAACACGTCAGTGCGGCGCTCACGCCAGTCGTCCATCAGCTGCTCACGGTGGTCCGGGTCTTGACTGCCGTCCAGCGACGAAACCGTGACGCCAGCGGCGGCCAGCGCCTTCTCCAGCGCCCGCTGCTCATCATTCAGGTCGCACCAGACGATTGCCTGCTCGCCAGACACGCGCGCCCGGACCAACTCGACGGCCTTGGCCACGCGGTCAGCCAAACTCTCGCGTTTCTCGCCGGCTGCCGCCGACAGGCCCATGGCCACGTTCGGGATCAGCAGGCCCTGGCCGTTCTTCTCGGCGCCTGCGGCTTCGTAGTTGCTGGCCAGCTCGTGCACCTGCAGGTCCAGCGGCGGCAGCGCGTAACCTTCGTCGGAATGGCCCAGGTCGCTCGGTTTTTGCAGGTAGGCCGCCCAGCTGGCCACCCATAGCCAAAATTCCTGCTCCTTGTGCGGGTAGAGGGTCAAATTCCCTGCCTTCTCGCTGTCGCGCTGGAAGAATCGCGTCAGGGCCTGGCCGGTGTCCATGACGCCTAGGAAGCCGGCGTAGTGGATCAGCTCCTTCAAGCGGTTAGGGCTCGGCGTGGCCGTGAATACGAACTTGAACTCGACGCTTTCGAACATCGGCAGGAACTCTTGAAACGTCTTGCTACCGTAGCTGCGCAGCACGGCCGCCTCGTCGAGCGCCACCGCGCGGCACAGCGCGACATCGATCTTGCCTTCGCGGACGGACTCGTAGTTCGTCATGTAGATGACGTCCGAGTCGACCATCTCGGCGGTCGTCCGGATGAACTGCAGCTTCACCGCATACTCGCCGGTGAAGCGCTTCGCGGCCTCGCGCACGAACTCCTGGCGAACGCCCAGCGGCAACACGATCAGGCGCAGGCCCGGCCGGTGGATGCCGATCAGGCGCATGATTTCGATGTTGGTGGCGGTCTTGTGCAGGCCAAAGCTGGCGAAGATACCGCGTTGGCCGCCAGCCAAGCCCCAGCGCACCAGGTCTCGGGTGTGTGGCTTCAACGCTGGGTTGATCTGCTCCAGCGGCAGGTCGAAGCCCTTCAGTGGGGCCATCTTTATTTTCTCGCGCAGGAACTGACCGTACTCGGCCTGGATCAGCAATTTTTGTTCTTCAGGGCTAAATGCACTCATGTCTCATCCGTTCAATGGTTATGCCGGCGCCGTGTCGGCGGCGGCTTTCAGGTTTTTCAGTAATTGCTTGTAGTGCGCGGTCATGGCAATCAGCTGGTCGACCGAGTACTTGCGCGGCTCGTTGTCTGCCTCCAGCGCCTCGACGGCGGCCAGGCCGATGCGCGCGATGACGCCGGCGCGGAACGATGCCGCCGTGGTACCGCCCGGCCGGTTGCAGCCCTTCAGCTGCTTGAACACGTTCCGCACGTCGAAGCGCAGGTGCGGATGGCTACCGCGCGAGAGGTAGTGACCAGCATCCCAGTCGCCACCGGTGAGCGAGCCGGCGCCGGCGCGACGACCGCAGTCGATGCACGGCTCTTTGCGGTCTCGGAACCGTACCCAGGCGTTGAATGCCTTCTGGCAGTCGGCGACGTGATCGGCCCTGCGCTTGAACTTTTCCAGCTTCTCCTTGTCGGACTTGCGCTCAGCTTTCCCAGCGGCCTGGCGCTGCTTCTCGATCTTCGCCAGCGCCAGGACCGTGCCGCATTCCGGCGAGCACCAGGTAACGAACGGCTGCGGCCGGACGAACTCGGCGCGGCAGGTCCGCACAGCGCACTTGTGCTTCTTCTCGCGTTCCACCTTGGCCTTCGCGATCTCGCGGGCCTCGATGCGCTCGCCGCGCGCGAACGCGTTGGCTTTCATGGGCGCGCTGCGCGGCGGCATCGGTGACCGCCTCATGCGCACAGGCCCTCAACCCAAGCGCGAACTGCAGCGACTTCCTTCGCGCCGCCGCCCACCTGATCGCCGCCGATTCGGCGCAAAATGCTTGCGCAGGCACGGCGCAATGCGTCCGTGCGCGTCGATGCGAACTCGCCACTCTGGAGGTCCTTCTCGTTGGGCATATGGGCAAAGCCGCCAGCGGAAAACATGACTTGAGTTCCCCAGCAGAAACCAAAAGGTGCATTGGCAATCCGAATCTCCGCTGATGGGCGGCCGCCCTTAGATGAGAACGAAAGTTTCTCGCATTCGAGGTAGACGCCCGAGTCGTTCGGCACAGCAAAAAGATCGAAAACCAACGGAAGCTGGCCGGGCGATGGTGCACAGGAACGGCGGCTCAAGGCGCAACCCTCCCCGTCGACGTCTCATTGATGTCCAACATCAGCCCAACCATGGCGTCGGCGCGGGCCTGCTCCGGAGTTTCGCCGTAGCCTCCGGACATTTCCATGTACGAGTCCGATATAGCCCACGCGTGGTGCTGCGCTGGCCGGCCGGCGATGTCCAGCTTGTACGGGGTGTGACTTTCCTTGAAACGGACGTCCGCTGGGATCGCCGCGCCGGCGCCGCACTGGCCGAGAAGCGCCGCGCGGTGCTTCAGCAGCGAGGCGCGAACTTCGGCGGCGCGGTCGGTCGACCATTCCGGAAAATGCCCTAGGGAGTCATCGATGGCGGCGAGATCCTCCGGCGCGTAGGCTGGAGCCTGCTGCTCGATCCAGTCGAGTTGCGCGGTCATGCAAACCTCCCGCGCCGCTTGGCAATGATCTGCCCAACCAGCTGATGCGACAGCACCTTCGCTATCTCCGGCACAAGACGGTTTTCAAGTTCGCCAATGCTCATGCGGTTCAGCGCGCTGTCGCTGATCGAATACACCTCTTCAGCACCGTTCAACTCCACCCTGCAGTGCATTTGACTGCGCATCGAATCACCGATCGCCTTTACATCCAGTAATCGCATCGTCTCCACGTGCAGGCTGAAATTGTCTGGCATCGAAAAGTCCGCATAAATCAATGGTGGCTGGAAGGCAACCTTCTGAAACGACGTCTCCCCAACTCGTGGCGCGTAGTCGCTCATCACCGGTTCCCCGGCCGCAATCGCACAGCGGCCGACCATCTCGCGGACCTCCTGCAACATATCCTTCAACGCCGATATTTGATCTGCTTGAGAGCTCATCAACCCTTGGTCCATAGCGCGACTACCCACCAGGCTGGTGATCGAGGATTCTTTGGCGGCCAAGTCAGCGCGCATGCGGCGCTTCTGGTTGCGTCCGAAGCGGCGGCTCATGGAGTCACCGCCCGATCCACGAACGCATCACGAAGGTCGTCCGGCACCGCGCAATACGCCTTCAGCAGGCGCACCAACCGCGAGTCCTTGCGCATCAGCGCGCCGTTGCGGCGGTCGGCGTCAGCCTGGCTGCGTTCGGCGCCGGCCTGGGCCTGCTTGCGGGCATCGTGGAGCGCTTCAGTGCGGCTGGGGATGGAGTCGTCGAAGCGCATTACGCACCACCTTTCAGGAAGGCGAGAATGCGGGGAATAATATTCGTGCCGTCGTAGTTGTCGCCGGTGCCGGTGATGTGGGCGCCCAGCGTGTCGGCCGCCTCTTGCAACAGCGCGCGGGCAGCAGTCAGCGACTTCAGTGCTGCATCGCGCTCGCTTGCCAGGGCGGCATTCATTACAAAGCCATTTGTCCAGAATTGGCCGTACTGCTCCAGATCGTAAGTTTCGGCGCTTGAGCATGCATTCCAGCAAGCGGCTAATCGGCGAGCATCTGCGGCCGGCATCCAACTGCTGACAGGCTGGTCGCCAATCGAAACCGCCGCACTTCCGTGCATGCGACTGATCTCGCTGAAGACCACGTTGGCGCGGCCCTGGGTGTGCTGCGCCGTCATGGCCGCGCTCCCCACGCGTGGTTTTGGCCCGACACGCCCGAGTTTGGCGCGGGATACGGTTCTATGCCATTCGCCAGGCGAAGCTTCGCGATGTCATCGGGATGCATGACCAGCATGCCGTCGACCTTCAGCACGACGTGCTTGCGCCCGAAGCGCTCCAGCATCCAGGTGTCCATCATGTTGCGCACGGCGTCCGACACGTAGACCATGCCCGGGCCGATGCCTTGCGGCGCCAGCATCATGGATGGCGGGCGGGTGGCAATTCCGGTGTGGTCTACCATGATTTTCATTCCCGCAAAGGTCATCATGGCCGCGCTCCCAGCGCCACAGCAGCGCGCTTCGCCGACAGGCCGGCCAGGCGGCCACCGGCGTCCGTGGCATGGAAGTACCACATGAACAGCAGCGGTCGGCCAGACCGGACGAAGCCTGCGGCCATCAGGCGAGCCATCGAAGGCATGTCTCGGCGATTGCACAAGTACTCGTTGCGGAAGCCCCAGCGCGCACGCGGGTGGTGATCCGTCGCGCCCAGCATGTGGCGCAGGATCTCCAGGTCTTCCGGCTGCAGCGTGGCGACGCGGTCGGCCAGCTGGCAGGCGACGCACTTTCCGTGCTGGACCAACTGCTTCGAGGTAGTGGACTTCCGGCAGGCGCAGCGCGTGACGACCAGTGCGCTGCTATTGGTCTCGCGGCTGATGGCGAGATGCTGCCGCTCAACGCGGCTCAGGTCGTAGTGCATATTTATCTCCATTCCTTCCAGTTGCAGACAATCTCCACCTCGCGGTAAGTTGTCGATGTGATGATGGGAATTTGCATGCCGCATGCGTTATCGCCGGATTGCATGCACTGCATATGAGTGTCGGTTTCGGTCTTTGCCTGACCGGTGTAGGCTGCGCGGCAGGCTGACGCTGGCGCGACCACGTATGCTCCGCGATCTCCGCAGGAGGAAAGCATCAACAAACCGATGAATGGGAGGGCCAGCTTCATGCCACCCTCGCAATCTCGCGCTCGTGCATTCCCGCCATCCGGGCACGCACCTCAGCGCCCAGAGCAGGATCACCGTCCGCCAACATGCCGGCCGTGACGATGCGCTGCAGGTCAGTGTTCAGCGCGTACCTACCGAGGTTGCGCAGCGGCACATCGACGGCCAGCGCCAAGTGCAAGGGATAGCCCTCCATCCAGCTGCCGTATTCCGGCGCCGCGTAGATACGCACGCTGGCCAGGCCGTCGTCGATCGCCTCCAACACGCCGGGCAGCATCTGGCTGTAGCGGTGGTCGCCGCCTTCGATCTTGCAGAAGCACGGCAGGCTGGTGACCATGCCGACGCGCCAGTGAGCACGATCGTGGGCAGCGAAGTCAAAGTGCGCAATGATAGGTGCCGGCGGCGTGAAGTCGAAGGCCAACTGTGCGGAGTTCATGCGGCGCTCGCAATGCGCTGGCGCGGCTGATAGTTGGCCTTGATGACCGCCTTGCCAAGCGTCGGAGAAACGGCATTCCCGCACATGGAAACCTGCGTCGCCTTTGAGAAAATCCGCCCATCGTGCCCGCGCTCGATGATGTAGCCGGGCGGGAAGCCGCTGATGTTGTACAGCTCGCGCGGCACCAGCATGCGCAGGCAGATATCGACAATCACGTATGGATCGCCCTTGATCCAGACCGTAACCAGGGCAAGTCGGTCCTTCGTCGTGATCGTCGCCAACGGGTCGCGGAGGTCTCCCCATTGGCCGCCGCTGCCGTAGTAACGGATCAGGAATGCAGCGCAGCGCAGCGCGCCCTCCTCCGCTTCCGGCGCCAGGTGATATTCGACGAGGCCGTGATGCTGTCCGGCGGCACTGATCGTATGAAGCGGGTCCTTCAGGTCGCGCGCGGCGCAATTCCCACGCAAATGCAGCAAATGGGCCAGTACTGGGCGCTGCTGGCTGCCGGTGTGGGTGATGGTCGACAATGGATCGCGCATGTCGCGCGCCGGTGTTGAGTTAAAGCCGCCGTTTGCCTGATCTATGAACGCTGCCACCAGTCGGGGTTCAACAACTGCCATTGACCCGCCCCGTGGCCATGCGGTGATAGTGCGCAGTGGCTCGTGAATTGATGTGACGCCTTCGCGCGACCAGTTGGCCAGTTCGATGATGAACGGATCGGCATTATCGAGGACGTAGCGCTTCAGACCCAGCGCGATGCGCTTGTTTGTCGCCTCGGCCAGCGGGCGGGCGCGTGTGAAGATCGATTTGGATGGGATGCTGAAATCGATATGCTCGTGCGCGGGCCGCCACTTCTTCTGGCCAACCGCTGGCGTCTTGTAATGGGACGGTTCCGGCCACACGATAGGCTCGCCATCGCAGCGAGCCACCCAAAACAGGCGAGTGCGCGAGGTAGCCGTGTCGTGGTCTGCGGCGCACAAAAGCGTGTCATCTGTGATGTAGCCCATACTGCGGATGATCTGGTTAAATTTCTTCCAGGTGCGGCCAGCACGTCGCGGGTCTGGGATCAGGTATTGCTGCTCGACTGGAATGCGCTCACCGGGCGCAGCCACCGTACCGTCAAGACGTATGGCACGACCCGTCACTTTGCAGCGCTTGGCGATCAGCGGCCCCCAGTTGCGAATCTGCTTGACGTTCTCAAGTGTCATCACGCGCGGGCGCTTCTGCCCTGCCCACCGCACGCCGATCCATGCCAGCCCGCGCAACTTGGCGCTGCGCGGCTGGCCGCCCTTGGCCTGGCTGTGGTCTGTGCAATCAGGGCTCATGTGTAGCAGTCCTACAGCCATATCACCGGTCACATCGATGGGCGACACATCGAAAACGTCGGCGCAATAGTGCTTCGTTTGCGGGTGGTTTGCCTCGTGCATGCTGCATGCATCGCTATTGTGGTTGACGGCAATATCGACCGGACGGCCGATCGCCTGCTCGATCGCTTCTGACATTCCGCCGCCGCACGAGAACTCGTCGACAACAAGTTCATCGTGAATCGGAAGTTGGAACTGGCGCCCACCAACATGCAATTTAGGAGTGATCAGGTCGCGCTTCATGCGTGCGCTCCCCGTGCTTCGCCAAAGAACGCGATATCCATCGGATGGCGGAACGCGGCGCGCGCCTGGCGCACAACCACTGGCGGTGGCGCCCACGGCTGGCGCGACGGGAGGTTGCCGAGCGCAAGTTCAGCGAGGAATTGCTCGATCAGCGCGGGATCGGCGGCGATGCCGAATACCTTCATGACCTTGGTGAAGCCCGGATTCTGCGGGTTGGCCTGGACAATGATCTTTGCCGCGATCAGGTCGTAGGTGTACTTGCGGGCACCGCTGATGCTGATGTCCAGCAATTCGCCGACGTCGACCATGGTCATTTCGCGGCGGCCGAATTCAGCAACGAGCGTTTGCAGCGATTTGATGCGGTGCTGGGTTTGGTTGGCGGCGGTCATGGGTTGCCGCCCTTCTTCGCCAGCTCGTCGACGGCGGCGCGCAGTTTCTGCTTGCTGAAACGGTGCTCCTTGCGGTCTTGCTCTTTCTGTGCCGGCGGCGCGGCGGTCTCGGCCTTGTCGGTGACGCGCCAGCCCTTGGCGGCCTCGACGACCTTGGTGCTTTGGTAGTTCGCGGTCGTCATGGATTCACCGCCGTGATTTTTTGTTGTGGTATCATAATTGCCTCTGTAGTTGCTGTACGAAGCCGGCCTGGACGCCGGCTTTTTTATTTGCCCCACCGGAACTGCTGGCCGGAGCGCTCAAATATTTCTTGCACGCCCACGCCGAAGTGGATGTGTATGAACAGGATCAGGTTGGACGTCAGTGGAATCTTTTCCTTGCGTACCTTGCTGATGTAGGCCGTGTCGCGATTAAGCTCTCGCGCCAGGTCCGCGTCGCTTTCGAGGCCATGCTCGGCCCTCAGAAAATCGAACAGCTTGGCGACGGTGCCGCGGTCGTCGATAGGTGTCATGGCGGTGCTCCAGCGCACGCCTGTTGGATCATGGTTTGCATAGCGTCAATGCCTCCTGTGGGGTGAATCCTTCCTTGGTCAGCGCCAGGTACTTGGCGCGCTTGATCCTGGCATCGAGCTGGGCGAATTCGATATGGGCGGCGATGTTCTCGCGCATCTCGCGGACGAATACGGCCAGGCTGACCTTGCCTTTGTCCTCGTCATGGGCGCTCATGGCATGGCCTCAGCCGCGACCGGGCGCACGATGAACTCGATGAAGTAGAAGTGGGCCTCGCTGGCTGGATCGCGCCACGCTTCCAGCATCACCGGACGGCCCTCAGATGGACACCAGACCGGCTCCAGCGCACCGCGCGCGATGACGCAGTGACAGCTGCTGTACCGAGGGCTCTGGCCGGCCAAGATGTAGGGCATACCGGCGGCGGCCTTCTCAATCCACTTTCCGATGCCGGAGAACTCGGCGCTGACCGTCATCTGGATGGCGCGGTAGCCGCGCTCCGTCAGCCAAGCTTGCGCCGCCAGATCGGCGGCATCCTGGCCAAGTCCAGCCTCAACGGCGTCGCCGGTGAAGTTCGGAACATCGGCGGCGTCCACGCCCAGCAGGATGGCGATGCAGGTCCGGTAGCAGTCGCCGTGGCGGCCCTGCTCCGGGTTGTGGTCGAGGATCAGTTGCTTTTGCAGTTTCATGCAATGCTCCCAGCGGCCGGCGCGGCGGCGAGCATGGCGGCGTCGATAGCACGATCAACGCTCGCGTCGAATCGCTGTTCCATCCAATCGGTATGGCAGTTGTGATCGGGCGCCGGAATCATGGCACGTAGATTCATTTCGGCGGGCGCACCGCTCAGCGTCGAGAACGACATTTGATTGCGCAGCCAGCGATACCGCGCCGCGTCGCGCTCGGCGACAGCCAGGGCGCATGTGCATTCGCCCATCCATACGCCGTCGGTGCGGTGCACGTCGCCGGTACCGCCGCAGCTGCTGCACAGCGCGCGCATTTCGGCGCAGACATCGGCCTTCGCCGGCGGCGCGCCGAGGAATACCGGGACCGCATCCGTCGCCGGCGGCGCGGCCCACAGCTCGGTGCGGCAGTTGCCGAGCTTGACCAAGTCCTGGCTGGCGATGTAGCCGGCCGGCGTCTGGTCGGCGCCCGGCAGCATCTTGACGATGTCGACGGCCAGCTTGCCGGCGGTGACCGCATCGATGGTGGTCGTGGTGGCCAGGTGCATGCCGATCCGGCGCGCCATGTCCATCTCAGCGCCGGCTTGGTTTTCGTTTGCCATCTTGTCCTCTAAATTACTGAATTACTAAATGAATGATCTGCGGATGGCGCGGGCGGCGCCGGCATACGACTTGAGGTTGCCGTACTGGTAGCCATTGACGAAGCTCTGGAACCAAGCGTTAGTCGGGTAGTCGGCATGCTGCTCGCAGGACCAATGCCAGCGCGGCAAGAACTGGTCCTTCAGGTTCTCGAACAGAGTGCGCTGCTCGGCGCGCGTGGGCAGGTAGCCGCCTTGCAACTTCGCCCAGTCCATCGCGGTATCCCACGACACATCGACGGCCGATGCTGGCAGCAGAATCAGGCGCGCGGGCTTGCCATCGATCTCGGTCAGGCCGGCGTAGATGCCGCCGCCGAACTCGGCGCCGATCTGCGGCTCACCCAGACCCAGGTGGACCAGCAGCGACGGCGTGCCGGTGATCACGCGCTGCTCGGCGTCCAGCACCACCAAGTTCGCTCCGTTGGCGGTCGTGTAGTTCGTCAGACCGTTCCAGGTGCTTTCGACGGCCAGGCCGGTGATGGTGCGCTCGCCCAGCTGGGCGGTGAAGGTGCGGTCTTCGATGATGCGTAGTACGTCTGCTTGATTCATGCGTGTCTCCGGGTTAGGTACTTCAGTTGAACTTGCGGCAGGCGTTGTCCAGCCGGCGCTTGATGTTGTAGGCAATGCGCAATGCGGCGCGGTACGCTGCGAACTCGGTTGCGGTCTCTATCTGCAACTCATCCCAGCCAGGCCCACCAACCGGGGTGTGGTCGCCGCCCTCGTATTCGCGGATTGCCTCGTGGTAGATGTTCTTGGCAGCATTGGCAGCATTGACGGCGCGGTGATGCGTCATCGCCAGTTCGCCGATATTGGCCAGCGCGATCAGGCGCGCAACGCTCGGCGACGATGTCGCGCTATTTGCTTGAGCATTCACGATTCGGCCTCCGCAGCTTTGGCGTAGCGTCGGACCAGGAATATCTGCCCGGCACCGGTCACCATCGTGGTGAACGTAGGGCGGGAGACACCCTTGCTGTCCGTGTACGGATTTCCCTCGACCACGGAGAAGTACCCCTTGTCGATGTATTTCTGGAACGGCATGCGGCTGCCCTTGATGAGAATCTTGTCTTCCCGCAAGCGGGCGAATAATTTAGTGCGGCCGATGCCGATCATCTTGCCGACCCTGTCGATGTGGCAAAGGCCGTCAATGGCGCGGATCGTTTCGGCAAAGAGGACTTTCGGCGCGTCGAGGGCGATCTTTGCGGTCAGCGCCTGGCGTGCGTCGACCTGGTCCGCCCAGGCGCGGGCGGCGGCGGCCGGGTTCGTGAAGTCGGGCAGCACCGGGGCGGCGACGCTCTGCTCCAGCTCGCGCCAGCGAGCAATTACCTTGCGGCGCAGCATGGCGCTGTAGCCTGTCAGCAGCGTGTCCGTCAGCTCGCGGTCAAGCAGATATTCAGTCTGCTTGCGGTTCATGCTGTCCAGATAGATACCTTGAAACTTCAAGACGTCTTCTCCGAGTTCGCTGAGCATTTTCCGTATGTCGATAGCGACATTGAAATGCGCCTTGCCAGTCAAGTCCGCAATCTCGCGGCTCGTCATCAGCAGTCCACCCGGCGGCACAGTCATTTCCATCGCATCCCCTTGGTAAATTCAATTAAGTCAAGTCGCTTCAGCAATCTGCCCTTGGCGCCGTCATGGCGGCAGCCGCCGCACCGCCTTGTCCAACTCGCGACCGGTGCGGTATTCCTCGCGCTGCGCCTGACTCTTCTCTTCTGTCGTTCTGGCGTCACGCCGGCGATCTCGCGCGCCAACGTGCGCCTTCGCGTAATGCACCACGGCGTCTTTCGCGCCTTGCTCTTTCTGGTCCTGCATCACCTCTCCTTATTGATGGCCTGGAATTTCGCTGCGCAACCGAAAGCCTTTAAAGCAATCGCTTCGGCGTTCGAGAGCCGAAGGCACTCCGGCCCGGCAGTGCAACGCGGCGGTGGTGCTGGCGTACACTGGTGATGCCCAGCCAGGCCCTGCTGGCGATCGGCGTATCCCGACAAGGTAGGGATTCCATCGGCAGCTTGTTGGCCGTAAGATTCGACTCAATGGCTTGCAGCATCGAGAAGCGGGCAAAGACAGCGCGGGCGAGGCCGGAGGCGATGCAGTGGGCATCGATGCGGGATTTCTCAGTATCGCTGAGGGGGACTTCCAGGCAGTTGTGGCGGACGTTCGTTTTCATGGTGTGGCTCCTGTGATTCGGACTACGAGGTTTGGGTAGGTGTAGTACGGGTGATGCAAATTCGACGGGCGTCGTCAGCCCGGTAGGCCGCTGTGCTCAGCGCCAGGCATGCCGCCGACGAATGAACGGAACAGGCGGTTGTTGGTCTTGCGCTCTTCGACAAAGGCCTGGCGGTCGGCGCGGATCTCGTAGATCAGCTCACGGATCTCGGCGATCAGTTCAGCCTGGCCGGGCAGCGGCGCCAGTTCGACGGTGGCGAACTTCAGCACCTCGCCGGCGAAGTAAGGGGTTGGCGCCGGGCCGCGCACCAGGTCGGCGAACGCGACAAGCACGGTTGCCGCGGCATCGGCGACGGCGGCAGGATCGGCGTTGTCGGTGTCGAGGTTGAAGGCCGCAAGCAACGCGGCGCTGATGTTGGTGTGGTTGCTCATGCGACTTCCTTCGCAGGTTTGCGCGTGGTCACGGTAGCGCGCTGGGGATTGGGGTTTGATTGCGTACACCGGCTGGCATGCAATTCGATCAGTCGATTCCCGATCGCCATGGTTGGACGCTTGCCGCGATTGCCTTGTGCATAGGCATTAATTAGCCCTTGGCTGCACGGCACCTGATCCGCCAGCTCTTGCTGGGTTAGGCCGCTTGCGAGAAGTTCCGAGGTGATTTTTTGGATGTCCATAAATTCATTATCACGTTTGTGTTTGATTATGTCAACACCAACGTGATTAATTTATGTATTACATTCGTGATATTCTGAATTGATAGGTGAAGTATGGTTAATGGCTTGGCTGAGCGGCTCGCATGGGCCCGCGCTCAGCGCGAATGGACGCAGAAAGAATTGGCTGATTTGGCCGGGGTATCCCAAAGTACAATCGGGAATCTGGAGTCAGGTGTGCGTGATTCCGCGAGGAAGATCACCACCATCGCAAAGGTGCTTGGGGTCAATGCAACATGGCTAGCAGAGGGAACAGGCAAGCCTACCGATGACGGCTTATCGGTCGAGCAAAAGCCCGCGCCAGTGTCGCCACCGCCGCGCAATGCACACACCCAGTGGATCGGAGAAGACGAGGCAACTTTGCTTGATGCCTACCGAACCACCGACGAGGCTGGCCGGAAGAGCATCAGAATTGCGGTCCGCTCAGTGGCGAAGCTTTCGATCCCTAATGGTGACGGTGGGCGAGACTAATGGATTTTCTTCTTCATCAATAGGAAATTCTCGGGCAATTTCCTCTAAATAGAACAGCGCCTCCCCTTTGCGGCGCTGATCCATTGCTGTATATGCTGCGATGACTCGATTTAAGTTTTCCATACAATCCTGATATCGTTTGTTTACAGTGTATTAACTATATTACAGGTTTGCCTTGCTTGCATATCAAAAGTAGAAGGGTTTTTAACCGCTACTTGTAAAATGAAAAGTAACAGATTCTCACAAATGGCCTTCATTATGAAGGAGTTATTAGCCTAAAACTTGGCTAGTCGGAAACAATTGGGCGATGAACAAATCGCCCATCAAGAAGCCGACGCAAGACGACTACATCAAAACTTCGCTCCGCATACCACGTGAGCTGCATACGAAGCTGATGGAGATCGCCGAGTACAACGGCCGCACGCTCAACGCAGAGATCATCGACCGGCTCCAGGCAGCCCCGATCTACGACTTACTGCGCGTTTTAGCGCGCGACAGTGCGGAAACGAAAGCATTGGTCAAGGAGATGCACGACCTGGCCAGCAAGTAGCAGTGCGCGGAGGGTTGAGTGAAGGTTTGGAGATACTGGAGCAAGATTTCGCCTGGCGGCGCTGAGGGAATGCGGCTCAATTCAGACATATGCAACGGCGTTGAGTTCCGTGCTGCATTGCACTTCGATACCCCACTGGCGGTATTGCAGTGGCATGGGTACCGCCACTACGACCTGAATTATTGCCCACCGCAATTTACAGATAATTCACATCAAGGACACTGGTCGGCTAAGCTCAAGACGCTGCGTGAAATGGGCATCGACATGGATGATCCAGGCCCTGGGTGGCAGACGTTCGAGATGGCAATTCGAAATGGCTATGACCTGATCTATCCGGAATTTCTCATCGCTCTACGCAAGGTAGTGGAGTTGAGACTTCCAGCCAGGGAGCGACTCCGCTTATTGCGTGCGGAAGTCACTCGGCCGAAATGGGCAAAATACAGCGGGCTAAGTGGACACTATGTCGATGAAATCTGCGAACACTATTTCCCCGCCTTCTTGGCAACCGTGCCTACCCTACCCCATTATGCGGCTTTGGCGATGTGGGATGTGGCTCTTGACACGCCCGCGCGAATCGATCAAGCCAGCGACGAGCAGCTGCTCGCGTTCAAAGGCATCGGTCCGGCCGTATTGCGTAAGCTGCGCGCCAGGTGCGCCGAGATCACCGAAGGCCGCGATGAGCCGTTGTTGGACATGGTGAATCGATCGTGACAATTCAATAGATTCCATTTATCAATATTTCATATACTCGCGAGACGAACCAACACATCTCTGCCACACATTGGAAAATTATGCGACGCACTGCCCTCCTCACTCTTGCCCTCATCGCTGGAACTGCTTCTGCCGGCTGCGTGCCGCTGGACTACCAAGAAATGAAAGAAATGAAGCCTGACGACTTGATGACCGAGCTGTGCGCGGCTCGGTCACAGGCCAAGGCCTACATAAAAGACGCCGATGATTCGACTATCTACGGTTCCAGGCTCAGTGGCTACGGCTCCAACGCGGAGGTCGACGAGGCGTATGCCAAAGGGGATTCTCTGCGCGAATTGTCAAAGGCATGCGCAGGCCAGGCTTTGCGCATGGAGCGCATACTGGTCGCGGCTGGGACCGATCTGGAAGTGATCAAACAGCGCTGCAGTGCGCCGAAGGCAGCAGCCGCAAACAGTAAGAAATAGCCCGCGCACCATCCGATGCGCGGGCCGGCTTGGGGCTGACCGCTCAGGTAACTTTGTCGGTCAGGCCAAGCTCCAACTGTCCGGCGCTGTCGGGCGCTTTGCTGCCGGCATGCAAGAGCTGCCAGTCGGACTGCGTGTCGACGCCATCGGCGATGCGCACTGCGACTGGGATGACACGGCCGGCCTGCACCTTAGTCATCTCGCGGAAGCACGTCGACCCCGCTGCGGCATTCAGTGCACGATAGGTAACCGGGAACGACAGCTTGTAGCGCTTGAGCGCGTGCGCAGCAGCCAGGTATAGCGGCAAGCGCTCCGCGACGGTACTCAGCTCGCCCGCCAAGTCATCGCCCAACTGCTCGCCGCGCAGGATCTTGTCGATCTGCATGTCGCACCAAATTTCGAAGTCCACGTCGAGCCAGCGGGCGAACTTTACAGCGAGCTTCGGGTGCAGCCAGGTGCCGCCACCACGATCCGCACGAGCACGGCTTGTTTCTACATACCGTCCAAGCCGGTATGTACGATCCAGCGCCTGGATATAGATTTGAGTCTCCTTTTGGGATATCCAATCCGATGGCTCTTTACCGTAACGCTTCGCCGCTTCGGTAGCATTGAACCAGCCGTCAGCGCGGAAAGAATAGCCCTGCCCTTCGTACTCGGCCTTGATGATGGCGCCACCGCGTGCGCGTGCCAGCAGCTCGTTTGTGTTCTTGCTCGCAGCTGCTGCCAGCAACTCTTCGGATACCCGGTCGTTCATCATCTGCTCCTGGTGGTTGAGTCGATTTCGACAGAACCGCCAAGCTTAGCAGGGGTTTGGCGGGATTGATATTGGAAATATATACAAGCGCGATGGAAGAAAATACAAGATCCCAACCGTGGGAAGGATGCTGAATTAGAAGTCCTGGCGCGCGCATTAGATAAATCATGAGCCGCTTGTATACGTACAGTTTCCTATAGAAAAGAACTTCTCCTGTAGCCTCGCTCCGCTCGGTTCCGAGCTGAAGCTCGGGCGCTCGCTCCCGCTCGCTTGTCGCACGCTCCCGCGTGCTCCTGTACCTTATCCCATTCGTTTTTTGAAACTTTTGATCTTGCCCCTTTAGCCCCTAGCGGAGCTAATAGCGCGAGCACGTACGCGTAGCCACTGAATCCTTCAGGCGTTAGCTCGACTCACATACGCGAACGCACGTGCGAGGCACCATCCGACAGACTTTCGGGTACGCGGCTCTCTCTTCGCCACCGCGTGCGGACCTCCCCCTCGCCCCCCCAGTTTTCCCAGGTAGCCGTTCCGCCTATCCCCCATCGCCGGTTTCTGATCTTCCCGATGGGCGGTCGCAAAAATTACGCGACGAAATTATTTTACCAAACTTAATCACAATTGTGTTTACTTTTCAAAACACGTATGTGATAATTCATTCCATCGAAACACCAACCACGACGGAGAACACGATGAACCCAGCAGAACTCGCAGCACTCGCAGCAGTAGCCGGTCCAGCACCAGCCTTCGACTTCTCGACCGTGGCCGTTCCGGCTTCGCTGGGCTGATGCCATGTACCACGCCATCGCCGCCATGTACCTCGCCGGCTTCCTGTTCATCGGCTACGAAATCTGGAAGGCGTCACGAATCCCGCCGCAAGACTGATCCACTGCCCGCCACGAGCGGGCTTCGCCACTGAAGCACCCCCACAACCCACAGGAGCCGTTCATGAACCAAGCACTCGCCGCAGCACCAGTCTTCGCAGCTTCCGCCCTCCCCGCCATCGGCGCGCCGTTGGAAGGCGGCTACTTCACCGGCATCACGATCGAGAACGGCCAGATGTTCGCGAACGTCACGGCCGGCGCCGCCGGTGAGCTGCGCGGCAAGTGGAACGAGTCGCTGGACCTGGTTGCCGGCGCCATGAGCCGCACGGACGGCCTGTCGAACACGCAGGCCATGGCTGCCGCCGGCAGCGAACTGGCCCTGGCCGCCCTGGCGCTGACCATCAACGGCCTCAGCGACTGGTCGATCCCGGCACGCGACCAGCAGGAACTGCAATACCGCCACCTGAAGCCGAGCGACTACGAGAACTACGCCGACGGCATCGATGGCGTGAACCCCAGCAGCCTGCCGGTGGGCACGGCCTACACCGATGAATCGCCAGTGCAGACCACGGTCGAGAATTTCCGCGCCGGCGGCGCTGACGCCTTCGATGAAGACGAATGGTACTGGTCGAGCACGCAGCATGCCGACTACCCGACTTACGCTTGGCTCCAGCTCTTCGACAATGGCCTCCAGCTCAACGACCACGAGTCGTATGCCGGCGCCGCCCGCGCCATCCGCAGATTTCCAATTCAGTAATTCAGTAATTTAAAACTGATCCGGAGCCAGCAGACATGACCACCACCACGCACCCGAGCAAAGCGCAGACCCGCCTGTGGCTGCAACAGCGCACGCTGTCGCGTCTGCCGCCACCGGCACCAGCCGACATCCGCCGCCAGCTGGGATGGAACCTGCTGCCGAACAACGTCGCGGTGGCGGCATGAACGCCCCGCTCAACGTTGCCCTGCTCCAGCTGAGCGCTGCCGCGGCACCGGTGGCCGAACAGCCGCAGGTCGCCGCCGGCCTGGCGCTGCTGCTGGCCGGCCACCAGTTTAAGGGCCTGCACCTGGACCTCTACGGCCATGCCGACGAGGACGACGGCTGCGAGGTTGTCGCCGTGGCGCTGTCCGGCACTCAGGTCGATATCGCACCACTGCTGACGCTGGCGCAGCTGTCGGTGATGGGCTGGGCGGTGGACAAAGTCGGCATCGAGGCGCGGGCGGCAAGCGGCAAAGAAGGTCGCGCCGAGCGGGCGGCGTGGGATCGCGCCGCGACGGCGTGAGCAGGGCCTGACCTGCGCCAGGCGAGCGCAGGAACCACAGAGCAAGGGCGGAATTGAAAGCAGAAATTCCCCCGCCGCGTTGGGAGTTATTCGCGGCGCAGGTATTCGGTTTCGGGTCGCGCAACCGCGACATGGCCAATCGATAGCTGGAGTAGCGCCCAGCCCCTTGCTCTGTGGTGCAACCGTAATCCGGCTGATGGATCAGGGAGGCCGCGAAACCGTGGGAAGCCGTCGGAACCGATGTATTGCACCACTTCAAAAAACTAACAACGAAGTCAACCAGGAGCGCAGATGGACATCTTGAAATTCTTGCCCGCGATGAAGCACTCGCCGGTCAGCAACTACGGCGGCATCCCTGGCGTGACCAGCTGGTTGATCGGCACGCCAGGCCCGAAAGGCCTGGTCCGCTTGATGGAGTCGAGCCGCACCCACGAAGAACCTATCGTGCCGCACTCGCACCGCTTCGACTTCCATTGCATCGTACTGGCCGGATGCGTACGCAACGTGATCTGGACGCCGGGCGATCTGGGCGACGAGTTCCAGGTATCGACGCTGAAGTGTTCCGACATGGGCAAATACCAGAAGACGCTAGGCACAGTCTCGCGCTGGGAACGCAGCTTCGACGAGTTCGAAGAAGGCAAGGAATACTCCATGAAGGCCGATGACGTGCATTCGATCTTCTTCGGCCGCGACACGTCGGTGCTTTTCTTCGAAGGTCCAGAAGTACGTGACACGTCGATCATCCTTGAGCCGTTCGTGAACGGCGAGGTCGTGCCCACCTTCAAGGTCGAGTCGTGGATGTTCAAGAAAGGTGGCACCCAATGAGCGCCGCCGCCAACCACATGACCGCCGGCCGCGACTCGCGTCTTGCCGTCTTCGCCGCGATGGACTACGAATACCAGGATAGCGGCCTGCTGGGCGCGATCACCAGCGGCAACCTGGACGCCAGCGACCGCATCGCCACCGGCAGCACCTACGCCCTGCGCGAGATCGAGCGCACGAACCGCAACGCGCCGGCGCCGAAGCTGGCCAGCCGTGAAGGAGTTCCAGCATGAAGACCGCACCGAAATGCACCCTTGCACCAAAGCATAAATGGGAATGGGTCAAGGACGTCACCAACATGACCGCGACCATCACGCACAAGGGATCGACGCGCAAGCTTAGCCGGCGCGGCATCTACAAATGCGCGTGCGGCGCAGACCGTCAAGGCGTTGCAAGGAGCGGGCTGTGAGCCGCCTGCTCTTCGGCGTGCCGGGCGACTGGACTAGCCGCCACCCTCGCCTGATGCTGGCCGCCGTGATCCTGCTGGTGCTGCTGGCGCAGTGGCTGGTCGACCTCGCAATTCCGCCTGTGGAGATGCCATGAGCGCCATCGAACGCAACCTGATGGCGATGCTACTGGAGGCCGAAAAGCCGACGCCGGCCGAGAAAGCGCTCTGGCGCGTCGTCAGCCTGTTCTACGAAAACGACCGCATGAGTCGCCACGAGCTGCGCATCTTCGAAATCGCCCTCGAAGGCCTGGGCCTGCGATCCGGCGAGCGCCGTGTCGAGATCGAAGCCGCCATTCAGCGCAAGCGCGACCGGCTGATGGCGCTGCGCGCAGAAAGAGGAGATGAGCATGCGATTTCGTGAATGGTTGACCATCGCCGCAATGCTGCTCTTCGTCGGCGCCAGCTACGCCTACATGGCACACGCAGACGCCGAGAGCGCCTGCCGAGATGCGCAGGTGCCGCCGTGACAGCTGCTCTCGCCCACCTGGCCGGCGCCGCCCTGCGCAACCTGCGCGCCGGCCACCGCCCGCAACACGCTTTACGACTTGCCCTGCTTGACGCAGAAATAACGAAGTTCCAACGGAGAATCAAATGAGCAACGCCATAGCCATTGTCACCGGCGCAATCCAAGAAGCCCGCGAGGATTTCTCCCGCGTACTTGGAGACCGCAGCCTGAGTTTTGAGCGCGAGTCCGGCTTCGCCATCCAGCAACTGCAAAAAAACGACTATACGCTCGGCGTCGCCATGAAGAACAAGGCGTCGGTAATCAACGCCGTGACCAACATGGCGGCGATCGGCATCAGCCTGAACCCGGCGCGCAAGCAGGCATACCTCGTGCCGCGCGACGGACAAATCTGCCTGGACATCAGCTACATCGGCCTGCTGGACCTGGCTGTGGCGTCGGGGTCAATCTTGTGGGGCCAGGCCGAGCTCGTGCGCGAACATGACCTGTTTAAGCGCGTCGGCATGGACAAGCAGCCGGTTCACGAGTTCGAACCATTCGGCAAGAACCGTGGCCTGATCATCGGCGTCTACGTTGTCGCCAAGCTGCACAACGGCGATTTCCTGACCACGATGATGGACATGGATGAGGTTTGCAGCATCCGTGACCGGTCCGAGGGCTGGAAGGCATTCTGCGCCAAGAAGATCAAAAGCACACCATGGGCCAGCGACGAGGGCGAAATGGTCAAGAAGACGGTCATCAAGCGGGCCTACAAACTGTGGCCGAAGACCGAGCGCCTCGACGCCGCCATGACGCACTTGAACACGACTGGCGAAGGCTTCGCGCCAGACCGCCCGGATAACTGGGTCGACGTCGCGCCGATGATTGCGGAAGTGCTGCGCACCACGACGGCCGCCGACGCAAAGGCGTACTGGCAGGCGAACAACTCCTCGCTCGCCGGCCAGCCGGCCGATCACAAGCGCCTCAAGGACGTGATGATCGCGCACGGGACAAAGCTGGCGGATCTTGCCAAGCGCGCCGCCGAGGCTCAGACCGTCGAGATGGAGCCTGTCGGCGCCACGATGACCGACGACGAGGCGCTGGCCGCCGACCTGGCGCGGAGCGCGCAATGAAATTCGTAACTTGCGCACAAGGAACGCCGGAATGGCACGCCTCCCGCTGCGGCAAGATCACCGCCTCCCGCTTCGCAGATGCGATCAGCACCGTCGGCGGGCTGGACGAGCGCCAGGCTAAATACGTCGCGCTGGTGCGCGGCGGCATGGAGAAGCCCGACGCCGCAAACGAGGCTGGATACAAAGTCTTGCCCTCGTCAGATCTGGTGCGGCGCGCGCTGCTGGGTGAGGACACCGCCGTGCCGTCCGACATCGCCAAGCGCTACGCCGCAGACCTGACCATCGAGCGCATCAGTGGCAGCCCGTTTGGCGAGCCGGCGCGCGCATGGGTGCTGGAGCGCGGGCACAAGATGGAAGAGTTGGCGCGCATGCACTACGAGGCGCGCAAGGAAGCGCTCGTCACTGAGGCCGGTATCTGCCTGACCGATGACGAAATTTTTGGCTACAGCTCTGATGGATTGGTGGACGACGATGGGCTGATCGAAGTGAAGGCGCCCATCGACAGCGCCAAGATTATCGAGATGTGGGTCACTGGCGACGTGTCCGAATACATGCACCAAATGCAGGGCGGCATGTGGATCACCGGTCGCAAGTGGTGCGATTTTCTGATGTACGCGCCAGACCTGGCCGCGATCAACAAGGACTTGTTCATCAAGCGCGTGATGCGCGACGACGCGTTCATCGATGACATGGTGGTGCGCTTGGCAAAGTTCGACGTCATGGTCAACGCCAATATGCGGCTGCTGCGCGACGGGCCAGCGCCCACATTGGTTCCAGCGTCCGCAACTGCCTCAGCACCGACCGCCACCCCCGCCGCCGACTGGCGCACCGCTTTTCTCAAAACCGCAGCATAAAACTAGGAGCAACAAATGGAAATGACCACCGATATGCTCGCGCCGGAATTAGTCCTTGCGCCGGCCGCGCCCGCAGAACTTAACCCGCTCGCACTGCTGACTATCAAGCCAGAGGAATACGTGGCCCAGGTATTCGCGCCGTTCCGTAGCAAGCTGGCGGCACTGAAGGCCGAAGCCGACACCATCCACTTCGAAGATACCCGTATGTTCGACGCTCCACACCGCTACGTCGACATCAGCACGACCGAAGGCATGGCGACCGCCGTGAAGGTGCGCGCTGGGTTTCGCGACGATGTGCGCCTCGATGCCGAGAAAACCAAGACCGCACGCAAGGCACCCGTCCTTCAAATCGGCCGCTTGATCGACTCGACTTTCAAAGAGATTATCGAGGAAGCGGCGCCGTACGAAGGGAAATTTGACGCCGTCATCAAGGCCGAGGAAAAGCGCAAGGCCGAGGTAAAGGCAGCGAAAGAGCGCGCCGAAGCTGAGCGCATCGGCGGGATCAAGACCGCTATCGAAGCGATCCGCACCTTGCCAGCGCGTGCGGAGGGCAAGTCCGCCGAGGAGTTGCGTGCATTGCTGGAGCGAGTGGCCGCCCGTGCGATCACCAAGGAAGAGTTCGCAGAATTTACCGATGAAGCTCGGGGCGCATTGGACGCCGCCGGCCCTGAGTTGGTCGCAATGTTCAACGCCGCGCAGCAGCGTGAATTGATCGCGGCCCAAGAGGAGGCTGCCCGCGTCGCCGAAACCGCGCGCCTTGCTGCTGAGCAGGCTACCGCCGACAAGCGCCGCGCCGACGAGGCTGCAGAGAATGCCCGTGTGGCTGCTGAAAACGCAGCCGCTGCACAGCGCCTTGCTGATCAGCAGGCTGAGATCGACCGCCAGCGCGCCGAACTGGCCGCCCAGCAGGCCGCAGCCCAGGCCGAGCGTGCGGCAGCTGAGCAGGCACGCGTGGCCGCCGAAACCAAAGCCCAGCTCGAACAGAAGGCAGCCGCTGCCGCCGCCGAGCGCCAGGCGAACGAGCAGGCCGCTGCCGCGCGCGCCGAGCGTGAGCGCCTGGACGTCGTGGCCGCCGTCGAGCAGCGTACCGCCCTCGCTGCCGCCGAAAACGTCGCCGACGACGGGCGTGCAGCCGCGCTGGCAGATCAAGGCCACCTGGCCGACATCGCCGACCAGCAGGCGCCGGCCGACGATGTGGTCGATGCCACGTACACGCCGCCGACGCTGCGCCTGGGCCAGATCAATGAGCGCATCGCGCCGCTGGCTATCAATGCCGATGGACTGCTGTCGCTCGGCTTCGCTCCGGCAGATACCGACAGGGCCGCGAAGCTGTACCACGAGATCGACTTCCCGCGCATCTGCGCCGCCATGCAGCGCCACATCGACGCCGTCCGCGTCAAGTACGCCGCTTAACCCGCCCACCACCAGGAGATACCCATGAACGCAAATAGCATCCCCCTCACCCCGGTCAAGTCCTCGAAGCTGGCTGCCATCGGCCATGACACCGCCAGCCAGACACTGGCCGTGCAGTTCTTCGCCAAGGGCTTGCCCGGCAACGTGTACCACTATGCCAACTTCACAGCTGCCGAGTTCGCCGCCTTCGCCAGCGCCGAATCGGTCGGCAAGCACTTTCTGGCGCACGTGCAGCCGCGCAAGGAAAAGCACCCGTACCAGAACATGGGCGTACCGTCGGAAGTGCCGGCCGCGACCGCGCCGGCGCACCACCAGAACCGCGACCAGTTCGCCGCCGCGCTGTCCGGCCGCGAATACCCGTTCGACCTGACGAAGGACGAGCAGGCCCAGGCCAAGGCCGCCGGTCTGTTGGTGATCTTCGGCGCCAGCGATGACCTGATGGAATTCCGGGGTGTCGAGAACGACGAGTTCGGCTGCTACAACGGCGGCACCGCGCTTATCGACGCCAAGGGCGTGCTGCCGGAGCGCGAAAACATCGAGGAGGACGCCGAGCTCAAGGATTTCTTCGCCCGCGAGCCGGCCGCCCGCAAGATCGAGGCGCTGTGGGCGGCAGAGCCGGGTTACAGCTGGACCTACCGCACCGACGTGCCGCACGCCACCTTCGAGATCATCGAAGACGGCGCGCCGTATTGCCGTGGCATCGTGATCGACGTGGTCGACCTGGGAGGTCCAGCGTGAGCCGCCGCCCACCATCTGCCGCGCAGCTGCAAGCCGCCTGCGACAAGTTCAACGCGGCGCACCAGGTCGGCGCCGCCGTATCGGTCAGCATGGATGGCGGCGAGGTTCGCGAGACGGTCACCACCAGCGAGGCCCAGGTGCTCAGCGGGCACAGCGCGGTCATCTGGCTCAAGGGCGTAAGCGGCTGCTACTTGCTGGAGCGCGTGACGCCAGTGCAGGCGGTACCCGCATGAACGCGCGCGCCAACGTCTGGGGACCGCCTTGACCCGCCAGAAGTTCGAGCAGCGCAAGCTTCTGCTGCGCGGACAGGAGCAGGTCGACCGCGCAATCGCCCTGCTCCGGACCGTGCCGCTGGACGACAAAAAGCCGCTGGAAGTGCTAGTGCGCGAAGAGGTCAAGGCGCGGAAGCTGGACCAGCAGGGCCTTATGTGGGCGGGGCCGCTGAAGGATTTATCGGAGCAGGCGTGGATCGAGCAGCGCCAGTACAGCCCCGAGGTGTGGCACGAGTTCTGCAAAAAGGAATTTCTGCCCGAAGAGCTCGACCCTGAACTGTGCTTGGAGGGTTACCGGAAATGGGATTTCGACCCGGCCGGTGACCGCGTGCTGGTTGGGTCGACCACGATGCTGACGGTCAAAGGGATGGCGTGGCATATCACGCAAATACACGCGCTGGGCGGATCGCTCGGCGTCGAATTTCACGAAGCGCCGCCACGCGGCTAAATCACCAAGGAGAAGCAATGCAATCGAATACCGCAGAAATCGAATCGCTGATGGCGGCGAGCAAGCGCCAGTTTCTGGCAGAGAACCTGAAGCCGGGCGAGATATATGCCGGCCTGCTGCTGGGTGAGAACGGCGCGCCTGATGCGCATGTGATCGTCATGGCCGGCGAGCTCACCGATGTCGACTGGGACAAGTCGATGGCCTGGGCGGCGAAGATCGGCGGCAGCCTGCCGACGCGCCGCGAGCAGCGCCTGCTGTTCGCGAACGCCAAGGAGGGGTTCCAGCCGCGTTACTACTGGTCCTGCGAGCAGCGTGCCGACTACCCGACTCTCGCTTGGTTCCAGCTCTTCGACTATGGCGGCCAGATCAGCTTCCTCAAGTCGTATGCCGGCGCCGCCCGCGCCATCCGCAGATTAATCATTCAGTAATTCAGTAATTTAAGGAACCCATGTCCCTCCACAAAGACCTTCCGATCTACAAGGCGACCTACGAGCTGATGCTCCTGGCGATGAACCTCATCAAGAACATGCGCCGGGACTTCAAAACGACAGTCGGCCAGAAGATCAACGCCGAGTGCCTGGAGCTCTCCACCCTCGTCTACCGCGCAAACGTGGCGATCGACAAGGTGCCATACCTGAACAAGCTCCTTGAGCACGTCCAGGTGGCGGAGTTGCTGTTCAGGCTTGCGACGGACCTGAAGCTGATCACGCTTGCGCAATACGCCGCCGCAATCGCGATCACCAGCAGCATCGGCCGGCAGGCCAATGGATGGCGTGGAAAGAAGACCGCATCGTTGCCCGCCACCTGACCGCTACGGCATTCAGGTCTGTGCAATTTTAATCTGGTCGTACCGCTGGCTCACGAGGCCACCGCCACGCGCATCACAGGAACCGCCCGACGGTGTTTGGGAAGGCCTGGCGCAGTTTCCCCGTTGATCGGCCGAGAGCCTTCTCCGGGGCGACGTAGATAGTACGAATTGACGCAGCATGCCGACTACCCGACTAACGCTTGGAACCAGAACTTCGACAATGGCAACCAGAACAACAACCACAAGTCGTATGCCGGCGCCGCCCGCGCCATCCGCAGATCAACACGATGTCGGCTTATCCTTTGAGGAGCTGGTCGTCGCGTACTTCGACTGCCGGCGCCACAAGCGCAATACCCCCAGCGCTCTCGTGTTCGAGCAAGACCTTGAGCGCAACCTGATCCAGCTTTACGACGAGCTGATCGACGACACCTACAAGCCGGGCACCTCGATCTGCTTCGTCGTCACCCGTCCGAAGCCGCGCGAAGTGTGGGCGGCCGACTTCCGCGACCGGATCGTGCACCATGTGATGTACAACCACGTGGCGCCGCGATTTTACGCATCCTTCATCCCGGACACCTGCGCATGCATCCCAGGCCGTGGCACGCTGTACGCCGCCGGCCGCCTGGAGGCGAAAGTGCGCAGCGTCAGCCAGAACTGGTCGAAGCCAGTCTGGTACCTGAAGTGCGACCTCGCGAACTTCTTCGTCGCCATCGACAAGGCTGTGCTGCACGGCCAGCTGGCGGCGCGGATCCCGGAGCCTTGGTGGCTGGCCCTGGCCGAAACCATCCTTTTCCACGACCCACGCAACGACTACGAGCTGCGCGGCGCGCCGGCGCTCCTGGCGCTGGTACCAGCGCACAAGCGGCTGGCCAACCATCCAGCTCACCGCGGACTTCCCATCGGAAATTTGTCCTCGCAGTTCTTCGCGAACGTCTACCTCGATGCGCTGGACCAGCACGTAAAGCACCGCGTGCGCGCCCGGCACTACATCCGCTACGTGGATGACTTCGTGCTGCTGCACGAATCGCCGCAGTGGCTGAACGCAGCGCTGGCGGACATCAACACCTTCCTGCCCAGCGTGCTGCATGCGAACCTGAACCCGACCAAGACCATCTTGCAACCGGTCGCGCGCGGAATCGACTTCGTCGGCCACGTCATCAAGCCATGGAACACACGCACCCGGCGCCGCACAGTCCGCCAGGCTGTCAACCGCGTGCTCCGCATCGACGCCGAAGAGGTGTTTGCCTCCGCCAACAGCTACTTCGGCCTGCTCGGCCAGTCAGCCAGCAGCCACAGCGACCGGGCGGCGCTGGCGCGCGCAGTACTCCGGCGCGGCCACAGCGTCAACGGCGCCCTGACCAAAACCTACCGCCGTACTTCCACAACCCAACAAAAGGCTGACCATGTTTAAGAATCTTCAGATTTACCGCCTGCCCGGCTTCCTGACGTCGGCCGAGTCCCTCAACCGTATGCTGGCGCAGCAGGCCTTCGCGCCGGCAGCCAGCAACGAGCTGCTGCGCGAAGGCTGGGAGCCGCCGCGCCCGGCCGGCGACCTGGTGCATGTCGTCAACGGCCAGTTCTTGCTGAAGCTGACGACCGAGTCCAAGGTGCTGCCGGCCGCCGTCATCAACCAGGCGACGAAGGCGCGCGCCGCCGAGATGGAAGAAGCGCAAGGCTTCGCGCCCGGCAAGAAGGCCTACAAGGAGCTGCGCGAGCGCGTGGCCGATGAACTGCTGCCGCGCGCGCTTTCCAAGCGAGACAGCCTATGGTGCTGGATCGACCCGGTCAACGGATGGCTGGTGGTGGACGCGGCCAGCCCGTCGAAGGCAGACCAGGTCATCAAGCTGCTGCTGAAGGCGGTCGACAAGTTCCCCGTCGAGAGCTTGCGCGTGCAGCGCTCTCCAGTGGGCGTGATGACCGAGTGGCTGCAGTCGGACGAGGCTCCGGCCGGCTTCACGGTCGACATGGACGCCACCCTGCAGGCGACCGGGGAGAGCAAGGCGCAGGTCCAGTGGAAGCGCCACACGTTGGTGGCCGACGAGCTCCGCCGCCACATCGCCGCCGGCAAGCAGTGCATCCGCCTGGCCATGACGTGGGACAGCAAGATCAGCTTCGTGCTGGACCAGGGCCTGTCCATCAAGTCGGTGAAGCTGCTCGACGTGCTGAAGGAGAAGAACTACGCGAAGGACGACACGGAGCGCTTCGACGGCGACTTTGCTCTGGTCAGCGGTGAGCTGGCCAAGCTGCTGGCCGACCTGGTCGAAGCGCTGGGCGGCGTGCCGGAAGGTGAACCAGCTGTGACGCGGCCGGCCGCCGGCGACGAACCGGTGCGCCAGCAGCGCGTGGTGGCGAAGCTGGGCGATGTGCCGCCTGAAGGTGACGGCAGCGCCAGCGACCAGCTGTACCAGACGGCTGTCGAGCTGGTGCACGCGCAGGACCGGGCATCGATATCGCTCATCCAGCGCGTGCTGCGGATCAGCTACAACCGGGCGGCGCGGCTGCTGGAGACCATGGAGGCGGCAGGCATCGTCGGCAGCACGCAGGGCGTGTACGTGGTGCGCGCCGCAGCGGGAGCGACAGCATGATCGAGCACGGCATGCTCTACAGCGCGCCCATGGTCCTTGCGCTGCTCGACGGCACGAAAACCCAGACGCGGCGCCCGGTGAAGCCGGAGCCTGGGCCGTATTGGAACCCAACCGTTGGCTTGTATAACCCGACCATCATCACCAATGGCGGCTACGATGCGCCGGGTCCGGAAATCTTCGGCGCATCGGATGAAACCGAGGGTCGCAAGTTCCCGTACGGCCAGCCAGGCGAACGCATCTGGGTCCGCGAAACCTTCATCGCCTACGGCCGATGGGTGACGCGCTTCAGCGAGAAGAAGCGCCGCGACGAGTGGCACTTCATCGACATGACGGCGGAGTGCGGCCACGCCTACCAGTACGCGGCCGACAATCCGGACGTGCCACTGGCGAAGAAGCGCACCGGCGGCGCTTTGCCCGGCTGGTACATGCGGCCGGCGATCTTCATGCCACGCACTGCCAGTCGCATCCTACTGGAGATCGTCAGCGTGCGCGCGGAGCAGCTACGAGAAATCAGTCAAGCGGACGCTATAGCCGAAGGCATTGGAATGACTAAGGTGGCAATCGACATAAATATGACATTTCCGGCTGGTGAAGCGATGTCGATATGTTCCTTCCGGCAACTCTGGGAGAAGATTAATGGAGCCGGCAGTTGGCGGGCTAATCCTTGGGTCTGGGCTGTGGAATTTCGTCGGCTAGAGGTGGATCGAACTGTGGCTGGGCCAGGATGATGTCCTCGCCAGTTCCGACGTTCATCAGGGTATTCCGATGGCTACAAACCGAGCAACTGAAGAATGGGCCATCGTTGTCAATTGCAGGTTCCGCAGCATCCAATGGCCAACGCATACCGCATTTTCGGCACTGCCACATAGGCACCTCCATGAAGATGGAGGAAATTTTATCATGAGAAAAGACCAATACAACGACCTGCAAGCTTCAATGCCCAGCGACCCGCACTGCCGCCGGCGCGCGTTCCAGCTGATCGCCCTGCTCTACAGCCTGGCCGCGCTGGCGAACCTCTGGTGGTGGCTGTGAGCGCCCGCGACCAACTGCCGGCGGCGACCGCGCGCGACCTGGCCGAGAAGCATGATCTGCGCATCCACCGCGCAAAGCAGCTGTGCCGCCCAGTGCTTTACAACAGCCTGAACTACTTCATCGCCGGCTTCTGCTGGCATAAGGGCGACGAGGAAATGATCGTCTACTTGGAAGGCGTCACCGGGCCGGTTGCGCCCGCCGACATAACGATTTTGGAGAAATGATGAACCAAACTGAAAAACAGATCGGGTATGACCTGATGATGGCGGCAATTAATTGCGGGCACACGATTACCGAAGACGTGGTCACGCTGCAGCGGGTCAGCACAAAACCGGGCTGCTCCCTCACGCAGCTCCGCGAGCGGGTGCTGGCCGCGCACCAATCCCACGCCGCCGCTGCCGTAGCCGCCGAACGCGAGCGCGCCGCCCGGTTGGCCCTGCAATGGTCCAATGCCCGCCACCCTGATCACGGCGGGAACGCGCTGCGCAATTACGCCCAGGCGCTGCGCGATGGCGTGCAGGTGAGCGAGCGCGACAGCGACTACCACTGGAGCAAGGCGCCGGCGGCGCAGGTAGCGCAGACGCAGCCGCTACTGACTCAAGCGCAGATTGACTACATTGGCGAGCAGTGGGACGGCTGTATGCATGACGGGCCTGGCATGTCGATCGATATCGGGGAGGCAATCCGTTGCGAGTTGGCTAAATTGAACCAAGCCCGTGCCATTCTAATAGCCAGCATGAGGGACGCCCAAGTCACGCAGGACATTGGGAGCGATGTAGAAATAGTCGCCTACGATCAGAGCGGGAATAGCAATCACCTGTACAAAAACCACAACTACCGGCCCGGCATCACCAGCCCGTTGACGGTAGAGCCTGTACCGGTTTTGCTCAATCCAAAATATAAGCGGGTTAATCTCAGCATCTGCAAAACAGACGCTATGCTGCATTTGCAAATTGCAGAGGCAGAGAGCGTAGAGATAGCCATGCAGATCGTAGATGCATTGAATGCTGCTGAAAATGAGGGCGGCGGGCGCGATGCGGCGACAGCATGCGCTGACCCGGTGGTCGAAATGAACGTGGCCCTGCTTCGCTCACGTAGCGAACTTGGCATCGAGAAATACGGTGTGACGCTCGCAGATTCGAGAGCTCCTTTGCGCGATTGGCTGGAGCACGCGCTGCTGGAAATACTGGACTGCGCCAATTACATGCAAACCGCAATGCAACGGATAGACGCCGCGCAGTCGGGCGAGCAAGAACCTGCCGCGAAGGCGGGGCCAGACCCACTGCGCGCCGCCGTGGCAGCATTCATCAAAGCCAAGGGCCGGTTCCACACTGAGCAGGGCTACAACGCGCTGGTGGCGGTGTTCGATGCGGTTGACGGGGAGACGCCACCATGAACATGAACGACGTGGAGATGGTTGCAAAGCTGGTCGAGCGGATCGAGAAGACCGCGCGCGATGCCGCAATCAAGGCTGCGGTCGGCAGCTACCCGCTGGAGTGGGTGAAGCTGGACCGCTATGTCGAGCTATCGGGCGACACCGTTGATGCGGTGCAGTCCAGGCGCAAGGCTGGAAAATGGCTCGATGGTGAGCAGTGTAAAGTTGTTGACGGCCGCCTGTGGATCAATCTTCCGGCCGTAGAAGAATGGATAGAAAAATGGGATCAGAAAAACCCAGTCCGCGCGGCGTTGAGCTGCGCGCCGGCCTCAAAAGCACCTCGATAAGGATCAAATTCATGTACCGCGGCGTGGAGTGTCGGGAGACGCTCCGCCTGCCGCACACGAAGGCTAATATCCAGTTCGCCGAACGCATGCGGGGCGAAATCCTGAATGCGATCGAACTGGGGAAGTTCGACTACGCGAAATATTTTCCGGAATCGAGCAACCTGAAGAAATTCAGCCTACAGGTGAATCGGAAGGACCTGACCGTTGGTGACCTACTCGAGCAGCAATTCGAAATCTACCGGCGCACCCTCGCCCCCAGCACCCTGGAGGCCTACGTGCGCAGCTACGAGACGAGGTTGAAGCCGCAATGGGGCGACACCCTGCTGACCGAGTTGACGCCGGCGGCGTTGCGGACCTGGTTGTCGGCATTCACCACCAAGGCCCGCTCGATCCGGCAGATGCTAATACCGCTGCGCGGCGCCCTGGAGCTTGCCTTGAATGACGACCTGATCGACAGCAACCCATTGGACCGGGTGAAACTACAAAAGATTTTGAACCGGGATGCGTACAACGTCGAGTTCGAAACCGATCCGTTCACAGCGAATGAGATCACCGCCCTCCTCGCCGCCTACCCGGGACAGGTGCAAAATGTTTTCCGGTTCGCGTTTTGTACCGGCATGCGGCCCAGCGAGTATATGGCGCTGCGCTGGGAGTCGGTCGATTGGCAGGGCTTGAAGGTAAAGGTCGAGCGCGGGCGTGTAGCCGGCGAAACGCGGGATGAGCTGAAAAACCGCGCAAGCCGACGCCTGGTTGACTTGCGCAAAGGCGCGCTTGAGGCGCTGATTGCGCAAAAGCAATATAGTGCGCTGGCCGGTGGGCTCGTGTTCCTGGACCCTGCGACTGGGAAGGGCTGGGATACAACCGGGCGACTGAGCATCTGCTGGGCGACGATGATGCGCCGGGCGAAGGTGCGCTATCGCAACCCGTACCAGACCCGCCACACGTTCGCGTCGACGCTGCTGTCGACCGGGGGCAATCCGCTGTACGTCGCCAAGCAAATGGGCCACACCGACACGACCATGATCACCCGGACATACGGCCGCTGGCTGGAGCAAGATGGAAACGTGTTGCCGGACATGTTCCTGAGGGTAGAAGCGGACCAAAAAACGCAGACCGGTTAA